CCATGCCATTGGCCATTGACGTTATAATTGATCCTACTTTTCAATTGACCATTTGACCAATATTCTTCTTTTGTTTCTGACATTGTTTTCTCTTGTGTTTCTTGTCTCTACTTAAAATGTAAGCATCATTTCATCACTTGTCAATCCCTTTTATATTCTGCTCTACAACAAAGTGGCCACTTGACATAAAATACCCACATTGCTCAATTTTCTTCACAATGCAATCAATGTTCTCTTTATCATCGTGAACATATGAAACCAAGTGACCTACTTTAAAGGCATGTTGTTTTTAATTCAACCCCAAATTTTTAATTCTTAACTAAGAACTGATTATATTCTTCAATCTTTTTTCTTTGTTGGAGATCCTGGCAAATAATCTACATGTACATAAACAACAGTTTGAGTACTAGACGACACAACACAAATTACTGAATCACCAATCCAATATAATTTTTCATCCGATTCAGTCTCGCTATATGGTATTTCCCCAGTAGTTACATTTTCAATTATATATTTAGAATAATCTAAAAAATCCCACCTATTTTTAAATGTGATAGAAGTTAACCAAACAGTACTACAACTATTTTGTATAAAAACTCCAATAGTTGTTGTATTTCTTTCGCAAAGCCAAAAAGTGTCATCTTCTGTTGGTTGACGATAAACTTGTTCGCAATTACAATCATTGCTTAAAAATTCCATTATTTTTGTTTGAGACATTTTTTTCCCTAAAATCAACCAAAAATCTGGTAATTTTTTAGAATCTGTTTTCACATCTTTTAATTCATCAATATTAGAATCCGCAATTACCATTATTGGCAAAGCTAAAACCATTGTACAAAATAATATAACACTGGGCATTTTCTTAAACATAATGCAATCCTCCGAATTAATTTGAATGATAGGTATTTACTATCATAACAGCAACCAATGATAAAAAAATTAACACGATATCCATTTTTTTCAATCCTTGTTATTATTGACTCCTAATTCAATAACCAAAAAGTCATAAAGCTCTTTTTTATCTTCTATTATAAAGGTTTCAATAATTTTAATAAGTTGTTTGTGTGAACATTCTATGAGAGATATTCCAGAATCACAGTATAGACAGCGAAGTGAGTTTTTCCCACAACAAATAGAACAAGTTACTTTGATGTAAAGAGTGTTTTTTGTGAGAGTCATAAACTATTAGCTCCTTTTGTAAATTTTAGTTAGAACAAAAAGAACCAATAGTCTTTGCAATTTGAAGTATTATAAAGACCGTTGATCTATTGACTCATTGGTCAATTTACTACAATATCAATTTTTTCAAGCCGTTTCTCTTCTTTTTCCCGTTTTACGTCAATTTGTAGAACAGAGTTCTTAAAATTTGCATTCACGATAGAGTTTTCAGGCAATGTCCAACTTTTAGATACTTCATTTTGTTTACAAAATGGATTTTGTTCAGACAAGTACTTGATTTCTAAAATGTTCTTCTCCAAATGAACATCAAATTCTTCTACTATTGAACCAGGAATCCCAACCATGATACACCAACCTCTTTCATTGCTTTCTGTTTTAATTGATACTACAGAATTATCAATTGATTCTTTTTTCCTAAATGTTTCAGAAATCCAATTGTTCTCCAAAAATGACAAAATAAAATCCGAAAAATCAAATGGCAAATTGTTGTAGTGTGTTAACATCATTTCTTTTCTCTCCTTTTGTTAAGTGTGTGGCCTTGTGACCTGTTAAACAAGTCATTTGATTTTAACTTAAACACATTTTAACAAAGTCAAGAAAATTAATTTAAAAATTCAAAATTAATATTATATTTTTTTAAATCTTCTTTATAAATTTCCAAAGAATCCAACATCCACTCTAATACATAAATTTGCTCATCGGTAATATCAGCATATTTTAGTATATTACCTTTGTCATCTTGGCCTTCAAACCATTCATCAATAACATTTATCAATCGATGGCAAATCGAAAAAATTTCACACAATATTATTGATAGATCACGATTATAGTTTTCTGCAGTGATATAAAATCTCAATAGTTCCAACACTCTTTCGCTGTTAGAAAATACTATAGACTTTTGCAAAAAATTTAAGATTTCTTGTTTTTCTACCATGGTACACCTGCTGCTTTTTTAACATAATCAAAGATACATTTTTTCATCTGATTATTCCAATATTTTTCATTTATTTCAATATCCAAAGCTTTCGCCAATTCTTTGCCTTTGTCCCAAGCCCTTATTTCATCAATTAATTCATCCGTTCTATCACGCCAATTTCTCATTCTCTGTGGAATCTTAAATGGATCTCTTTGAGCACATATTATAATGTGACCAGATTCATGAAGGAATGTGTGTAATCTTGATCTAAAATTTTGATACGAATTCAAAGAGATAACCAAGTGGTCCTTTAATAGAAAAATGCAATTCTCTCCATCTACTGATTCTTCCAAAACAAGAGAATATTTTGGCGGCAATATAGCCTCCAAGTAATCAAAAATTTTCTTTTTGTCTTGTTCCCATTTTTCTTTTGAATCAATGGGTGATAACTGAGAATTGCTTTTTGCTGTGCTGTTTAGTTCTATCATATAATAAATAGAATTCAATATTCTATTTAGAATAGATATGTTTAAAGTTTTTCAGATTTTTCAGGCTTTGTGGCTCCTGGTCTAAAATTATAAAGTGGACAGCCAGGCTTTAATGTGGTCCAAGTATCTTTGGTTAGCTGAAAAGAACTACAATCTTTCGGGTTTAGTTCATAGCCATGACAATGCCAACAAAATGCTTGTATGGCTTTCTTGTAAGTTGTACAATCCCAATAAATTTTCTTATCTTTTACTTTCCATCCTTTGATTGCGCTTGCTTGTATTGCTTTGCTTATTTTTTTCTTCTTTTTTGTCTTAGTAGTCTTAGTTACCTTAGTGGTCTTGGTTTTCTCTTTTGCATTAGCGCGTGTTTTTACGTTTGTTCCAAGCATAATTCACCTCTTTTTATTAGTCTTGAGCAAGAAGACAATTGATCTTTTCGAGAATATTAGATTCATGATCTGCAATTGAAAACTCTTTACCATGCTGAGAATATAAAACACCAACTCTAAAAAATTCAACATTTCTATTCAATTTTTCTACTAATGGTTTTACTTGGTGCCTTTTTTTTAAACCAACATCAGGCACAATATACACAATACTATTAATGTTTAAAAATATTTTTCTCAAAGAGAATTCATTTTCATCATATGAAAAACCTTTAAGTATTTCGCAAAATTCTACTATCATAATTTCTCCTATTCTGTGTGTAGTTTTCTTCACATTTTGCAATAAAATTAGATTTAACATAAACCAACGAACCATCAACCAACAAAGAACAAAAATCATTTGAAAATAAATTTAAAAATATACCCACTCTTGAAACACCATATTGATAACATTTCTTGAAATATGAAAAAGTATTATCTAAACCATTAATTGGTAATTCCCATAAAACAGTGTGTGCCGGAACATGAACCAAATCACCAGCTTGTAAATTTTTAATTTCCATCTTGTTCTTCTTTTTTTTCAATATCTTTAAATTGAGAAATCAAAACTTTAATATCAGTCAAGCCAATAAAAGCATTATTAAGTTCATTTTCAAAATCAGCAATGCAGTCCAAAGCATTATTCCAATTTCTTTCTTTTAAATCGCTTTTCCAATCAGGTTCCTTCAACAATAAATAAGAAAATTTTCTAGCGACGCCTTCCATTAAAAAAGAAATCACATTTGGTATTTCATCAACGTTCATCGAAAATGAGACTGTAGCCATTTTATTTTGTAATGAATCATCTTTCAAGATATCACCTCCCTATTCGAAGTAAATCATATCACCATTACGAGCCAATATAATTTTATCATGTTTTGCCAAAAATATTTGATACTTATAATAATCTGCATTGTTTACAATATTTATAATTACACCAATTGAATTATAATAAAATGAAAATATCCTCTTGTAGATAACCAGATCGCCTATTTCAAATTGACCTTGTAGTTGCATAATCTAGCCTGTCTCAGTCTCTTATTTAAAATATAGTCATTAATATACATTAGTCAATAGCTTTCAAATTTTATTTCCCACCTAAATTAGTTGTTAGATTAAATACCAGTTGTGCAACTTATCAACTTGACCAGCAAGGCAGCTAGTGCGGCAGCACCTGTCATACCAGCAGCATATTTCATAATGCCAGATATTCCCAAACGATTGTTTATAATACTTTTTCCCTGTTCTTTTACTTCATTTTCGTGTTTATCGGATCTTTTTTCGAGCGTTTCAACTCTTGGTATTAATGATTGGACTTGTGGTTCTATTTGGTCTAGTTTGTTACTTTGTTTGTCCAAGGTCTTACCAAATATATCTTGTGTTGTTTCAATACGCACAACTGAATCACGAACAAACTGTAAGTCACTAAATAACCTAGTTTTTTCTTCTTTGTCAAGCATGTAGTAAGAATTCCTGTGTGCCTATAATAATTAGTTTTCAACTTCAGAAATGGCATAATTTGCTGTAATTAAAGTAGAAACAGACGAAACAGCGTTAACCAAAGCTACCCTAGTTACTTTGAATGGATCTATAATACCAGATGAGAACATATCTTTCAACTCTCCATCTTTAAAATCGCATCCCAACGTATAATCACTATTCTTAATTTGTTCTAATAAAACATCTGCACTCAAATCAGAATTAATAGCCATTTGTCTAAATGGTGCCTCGCAAGCAGACTTGATAATTTTGATTCCCAATTTCAAACTTTCATAATCTTGCTCGTTGCATTCAAGTTGCGTTTGAGCCTTTAGAAGTGCTAGACCACCACCTGGAAGTATTCCTTCATCTTGCGCTGCTTTAACAGCTAACAAAGCATCTTCAACTCTATGTTTCTTTTCAATCACTTCTATTTCTGTTGATCCACCAATTGATATAACTGCTACACTAGATGATAATCTTGCAATACGTTTTGAAATCCTTTCGCATTCGTTCAAGTCATCTGTTTTACTCATTGCTGCCTTAAGTGCTTCTATTTTATTATCTATTGTTTCCCAATCACATTTACCACCAACAATAATTGTTGATACTTTCGACGCTTCAATGGTCTTTGCGTTCCCAAAATCTGAAAATTCAAAATCACGTAATGTTTTTCCACTATTGCGCGATATAAAATTTGCATTTACTGATAACGCTAAATCTGATAAAACTTGCAATCTCTCTTCACCATAACAAGGTGCTTTAATAGCAGATACTCTCATGGAACCACGATACACATTAGCAACCAATGCTGCTAATGCTTGTCCAACTACATCTTCTGCGATAATTACCAATGGTCTGCCGTCTCTAGCTGCTGGCTCTAATATTGATTGTAAAATTTCATCTAAAAACTCTATCTTGTGATCTGTTACTAAAATCAATGGATTGTCATATTGCATCAAACTTCTTGATTCATTTGTTATAAAGGCAGATGCTATTAAGCCAGAATCAAATTGGAATCCTTCTATTATACTCAGTACGGTATTCAAGGAGCGTGAATCTTCAATTGTAATTGCACCATTTTTCCCTATTTTATCAACGGCTTCAGCAATTAATTTACCTATCTCTGGATCATTATTAGCCGAAATAGCTGCTATGTACTCTATTTCTTTAAGAGATTCAACTTTCTTTACTTGTAGACTTAATTGTTCAACTAGTAAATCAAGAGCCTTTTGCATACTTCTTTGAATTATAGTAGAATTATACCCAGCTGCCAAATACTTTTGTGCTTCTGTTAACATAGTATGCGATAAAACTATTGATGTAGTTGTGCCATCACCAGCCATTGTATTTGTTTTTTCAGCTGCTTGTTTCAAAATTTGAACAGCCGCATTTTCAAATGGATCATCAAGTGACACAAATTTTGCAACTGTAACCCCATCCTTTGTTATAATTGGATTGCCATTTTTACTTATCAAAATAACATTTTGTCCCTTTGGGCCTAATGTATTTGCGACATTGTCTTTAAGAATTTTGGAGCCATTTGATAATTTTTGGAAAAGCTGTTGATTGGTAAGATATAATTTGCGTAACATTACCCCTCCATCTAATATTAATTTACTTTTTCCTCATGTTTTTTGATTTCAGAACTTAAATTCTCAGCAGATTCTATTGCTTTCAAACCATTATCTTTTTGGTTTGCGAAGAAATATTTATTAATGTGGTTTGTCAACTCATTTAAGTGTTTAAATATATCAAAAATTTGTTGTTCTAATTTGCTAGCGTATTTTTCCGCCAATTGATGTATACTATCCTTCTCAAGTTTTATCTCACCTAAATATTCGAACTCTCTGGAATAAAAATTATAAGATATGAAAAATTTTGATTTGATACTATCGCCTTTGAAGCCAGCCGTTTGACTCATTAATCCCCAAAATTCGCTTTCGCTGCGCTTCAAGGCATTGCTTAGTAAAGTTATTGATTTTTGTGGACTTAAGTAATTTTTAATTCGCTTTTTCTTAATGTCAACGTCTTTGTAAGCTTTATCAAATTTTATATCCTCACCTTTTGCATCAATGATTTTTGTTCCATCTATTTTCAAACCTTCGATATAGTCTTTGACATGTTGTAAGCCAACTTTGTTGTAAAACTGTTTTAATAATTTATATATTTCTTGATGGGTTTTTTCAACCTTAGCTAATTCTTTGTTGGAAAACGAAACACTAATTTTCTCATGAGAAAATTCACTTGTTTCTTCAACATCATCAGGTAACAACAAAAGTGGTATATTTTTTTTTGTTTCCGATAATAAAATCTGTAGAAAATTTTGTGCAGTAAAATCTAACTGATAAAACTTTATCCCAGTTGGTTTTTGTGCCGTACCTGTCTTTAAACACGCTAAGTAAGTTATTTTACCGCCTGTGCCTGATTTTGGATCAACAAAATGATTTACTAAGCTATTAAACGAGCCTTCAATATATGCTTTATTTTTTTCTGTGAGCAACTTTAAACTTATTGGCTTATCGTCGGCGTCAATAATATCTTGAATGCTGCCAGCCCCAACAGGAATTTGTTGCCCTTCAAACAAAGCTGCTAAAAATGCTTCAAATGTAAACCCAGCTGCAGAAGGCTGAAAATGATTTAAAATATTTGTCATTATATCCAATAAAAGAATGTGTGACAGCACCTTGGCCATAGATACATTTTCTGCCGGTGGATCACTGACAAATTTACTTATTGCTTGTATACGTTCCGATACTGATTCATATTGACCAAGTGAAGACAACAATCCTTTCAATGCTTCTCTGTCGCCAGTTCCTATTTTTCCAATTGCTTCTGTTATTTTAATAATTGGCATAGTAACTTCAAACTGCTGTTTTTCTGTGTCTTGCTCTTTTAATAAATCCATTTGGTGTTCAACTAATCGCAAAAGCTCTTTGAACATTATCTTATTTGTATTTGACATTATTAAATACCTAATTCTTTTTTTGTTTCTACCAAAAGTTTTACCAAATCTAAACCAGCACAGTCAATTTTATTTCTAGTTAAATGGTAATGGCAACAAACACCAGAAAATTTATTTTCTAAAATTGGTTTATATACTCCAGTTATTAACTGACCTTTAGAATCCATTGGACACTCAAGAGGCAACCCAAATTCAAGATGCAACACTTTCAATAATTGCTTATAAGCTGCCAACTGAACATCATAGTATCCCAAATGTTCACCTAGCTTAACATTATGAATTGTTGAGTTCATAATGGGCCTAGAACCAAAACCCTTTTTTTCGTAATAGTTTTGATATTTCATATAATAAGCATTAGAAAAATCGATACCTACACTTCTTCTATTAATTTTTGAATTACCAGCATGCCAGGCTATATCATTTAAATCAACCATTTGATAAATTGTGCCATCATTATCAATATTGAAGTGTGTAGATATCTTACGTTTTTCTAAAATAGAATGACACGCTCTTGCTGATAATGTTGCATCCCAATGCGTAACAACAAGATCAATTTTCCTTTTACCATCAGGACGCGAAAAGTCAGAAAGAACTAACGCGTCAGAGTGTAAAAGGCCAATTAATTGATTATGTCCATCAGGCAAAAAAAGTTTCTTATCTAAACAAGTTATGTAATTCTTTAAAGTGTGTGGATACTTATTCTCTAAAGACAACAAGTTTAATTCGTAATTTGCCTGTTGTTCCGACGCTAATCTTGTGTAAGTAGAAGGCCCCAACAAACCATCAATCTTTAGATTGTATTTTTTTTGAAATACTTCAATAGCTTGAATCAGGTTTTCATTAAATTCATCACACCCAAGCCAAGATGGTTTCCACCCAAGTTTTTCTGAACTAGCTACGTTGTAAAATATTTTGTCTTCAATTTTCATGTGGGTCTTCCAAGATATTTTTAATTTCTATAAAATCTGTTGGCAAATTAGTGGTTTGAGCTATTAGTTGATAAAAGAATTTACCAAACTTCTTTTTTAAATATTTACTAAACGGAAACATCCAATAATATGAGCCAGTTGTAAAATTTTCAACAATGTATTCAATGTTGGCACGACTTTTCAACAACCAATATGTTGAAGCTATTGACATTTTATATGCCTCATATTCAAAATATGCACGAAGACTTGGTAAAGGCAATAAAAAAATCAAAAAAAGCAAAAACCATAAATTCCAAATTGCCCCAATTGCGCCCAATGCCAATATTTGTGGGAAAAGATACAAAAAGCAAAACGGAATACCTTTCCAGCCTTGCATTTGTCTTAAATGAATATATTCATGTGCAAGTACACTACATGCCCCAATTGGATCATTTGGTTTCCAAGGTAACTCACTAACGTATATTTTAGAAAGTATTGTGGTTGTAAACTTAGTCATAAATGTTTTATTAAAAAACAAAATAGTTGCAATTGTTTTCATCAAAAAACTTTTGCGTTTATCTTTTATTTCAAACCCATTAATTTTATTTAATATAAAAGATTCTAAGAGAAGACGTTTTTTGTGAAAATTTTCATAATTAAGGTCCATTTTGAATTATTTTCCATTGTTTTAAGCTTTTACTAATCTAGCTGCTACTCTTTTAACAAGGCGTTCAAGCATAAACTCAGCCAATTCTTTGTCAAGTTCTTCATCTTCGTCACCAAGTTCCATATCTAGCTCTTCATCGCCAGGCTCCATTGTACCCAATTCATTATCTAAAGCAGGTTCTTCCACTTCGGCTGGTTCGCCAGATGGTTCTTCTTCTACACTAACGCTAATGCCAGTAACGCTTTCAATTGCAGCAGCAACCTTTTCGGCAAGCTTAGCAGCAAGATCTTCAATCTCTTGCTCTTCACCAGCTTCAAATTCTTCTTCACCAGCTTCAAATTCTTCTTCACCAGCTTCAAATTCTTCTTCGCCAGCTTCAAATTCTTCTTCGCCAGCTTCAAATTCTTCTTCGCCAGCTTCAAATTCTTCTTCGCCAGCTTCAAATTCTTTTCTGGCTTCGGCTTCTAGCAATTCACTCTTGAATACAAAGCCTCTTCCGTCTTGAGATTCAGTTAAATATTTATTTTTAAAACTATTTGAAACAGTGTTATTATCAATTTTAGCTATTTCCCAAAACCGCTTAATAAGCTTAGCTCTTTCTTTATCTGCAAAATTATCTAACGAAGGCTTCTTTCTCATTTGTTGATCTCCTTATTTAATTAAATTAGTATTGAATACTATTGATAAATAGTTCTATATTTGCTAAAAATATAGAAAAATTATTTATTCGAATTCTTCTTTAATAATATCATACATTTCTTTCACATCAGTTGCTTCAATTTCTTCAAGACCAAAATCATGTTTTTTACATATCTCTCTATAATTCTCTTTTCCCATAACTAGTATTTTCTGATAAACATTTGAAACTATATTGTGTTTTGATTTAGCATTATTTAAAAATTTTAAAAATAATGGATCTTCATTCATAAATTCATTTATCACAACATCCCAAAATTTACTCATACTTATTTCATGGCGTGCTAAATGCAACCTAAAATCACCAATATCTTTTTCAATAATATCACCACGTATTACCAAGCCTTCCTTGGCTTTATGTGTCCATCTTCTAATTCTCATTTTGCCTACACCTTAACGCCTTGTCAAAATATGAGTAAAGCTTTCTTCTCTTCCAGCATTTGTTTGTTCAACAAACTTTGCGCACATTTGCAAGGATTTGATATTTTCAACACCAGTATAAGATAACCCAGATTTAATGCCTTTCTTTAAATCTTCAATTACTCTCTTTACATCACCTATGTATGGAACTTGTGTACTTATTCCTTCTTGATAGATTGTTGAAATTTTATCAAATTGTTTGTCCTCTTGTGCTTCAGCAGAAGCCATTCCTCTATAAACTTTGTAAATACCATCTTTTGTTTCCAAACATTTACCTGGAGCCTGTTCAGCACCAGCCAATAACGAACCAACCATTATAAAATCTGCACCAGCCGCTAAAGCTTTAACTATATCGCCACTATATCTAATCCCACCATCAGCAATCATTTGAACATTTAATTCATCAGCTAATGATGCACAATCCAAAATTGTTTGAAACGTTGGAATTCCATGTCCAGTTTGGATTCTCGTAGAACAAATGGAACCTCCACCTATCCCACATCTTATGCTATCTGCACCCCACTTTGCCAAATCTTGAAGTCCTTCAGGAGTAGCAATATTACCAGCCATAATATGTATTTCATTACCAAATGCATCTCTGATTTTCTTTATTGCCTTTTCCATTAAAACATGATGGCCATGAGCAATATCAATACATATTATACTAACACCAGCTTTTTTAAGTTCTTTTGTTCGTTCAAAAAAATCACCAGATACTCCAACAGCAGCCGCAATTGGATACCAATCACTATTTTTGATTTCATTCAAGACCAATTGTTCGACCATTGAAACTTGTTTTTTGGTAGTACAAAATCTATGAAGTATTGCTAAACAACCAACTTCTCTCATTGCTTTTGCCATTTCCAATTCTGAGATTGTATCCATTGGGCTGGCAATTATTGGCCCACTAAATGTAAAGCTTTCTCGCACAGGAGAAAAATTGATTACATTATTCAACTTTTGAAAAGTATTTGTATTTTGACGACTTTCGATTTCTGAATATTGTGGAACCAACAAAACATCATCATATGACAATGCTTTACAGAATTTACTCATAATTTCTCCTTGAATTCTAAATACCTATCCAAATAAAACTTTGCTTTTTTAAGATCTTCAAATTCATCATTTTTGTGTGGAGCACGGCAAATATATTTTACTACATTGCCCAAATGGAATCCTAAATTTTGATCTTCAATAAAATCAATAATTTCTATTTTCCCTTGATTATAATGCGTTGGATGATTAACATTGTTTTCTTTTGAGTCTTTTATTCTTTTCATCTCATTCTTCCTTTTCTATATTATAACAAATACACTTTTTCCGGAAAAAATCATATTCACCACAATCAAAACCCTCCATTATGCATTTTCTTCTACAATCTGGATCTAATCCCTCTTTTTCGAATTGTCCTATTATGCTCCAAAGAATCGCAAATCCACAAATTATTAATAATAATGTAGCTGCAACAATAGCAACTACATACAACAAAATACTTTTCATACTATTTTTCATTTATTGGTGTCTCCTACATTAATTTCACCTCCCTTCCTAAACTATTTCCATCCTAATTAATATTTGCCTGTTGATCCAAAACCGTTAGTACCACGCTCTGTTTCAGATAAACCAAATGTTTCTTCAAAAACTTGATATGGTACCTTCACCAAAACAGCTTGCGCAAACCTTTCTCCTTTGCGTAGTTTAAAGGCTTTTGATGCCTTTACGTGGATGATTATCCTCCCACGATAATCATTATCAATAAGACCACTAGTTACCAAATATGCCCCATACTGGCTAGCAAACCCAGAACGTAAATATATTTTCCAACAATAGTCATCTGGTAATTCAACTAAAATTCCTGTATCAATTTCGGTAATTATATTTTCTCTAGCATTTACTGTTTTGCAAGTATATAAATCAGCACCAGCTGATCCACTTGTTTTTACAGTAGGAATAATAGCATCGGGGTGACTTCTCTTAATCAAAATTTTTTCTTCTGTTCTAAGCATAGTGTTACTCCTTTACCTTAATTATCATCATCAATGAACGAAAAGCACAATTGTTTTTCATCTTCTGCTTTTTCTTCTATTTTTTCTTTCTCGAAAATTCTTTTGTTGTCTTCGCACACTGCCCAACCAGATGAATTCCACTTGTCAACCATTTGACGCCAACATAAAATTGGTATTTGAACCAATATGTTAAAATTATCAACAGAAAAATCAATATCTTCATTACATAATTTTAGATAAACATGGTCATGATCAAACACATCAGAGTAAAAATGATGCAAGTGGTTATGTGAGATTGTTGTTTTTGTGCTCATTTGAAATCCTTTTAATTTTAATTTACAATCACTACGTTTTTCCAAATTTGTCTAATTGAATATCCCCATTGGGAATCATAATGGACATCCTTTGCAATATATAAACGATTTGGATACATCTTATTCTTTTCAATATTCACATTCCAGCATTTTACTTTAAATTCAGCACCACTATCATCAGTTACTGTCAACGAATAATAATGAGAATTATTTTTAGTTTTGCTTATTTGGACACCTTTTGTTACGAACCATACATATTCCAAGTCTTTATCGTATTGACCAATTGGTTGAATATACTTATCTTTTAATTGTTCCAATACAAACTTGTTGACTACTAATTCAAATGGATAAATTCCTGTTAAATCATAAAGCATTTGAATATATTCATTTTTATCATAGTCGTCTATGTCAGCAAATTCTAAAATGTTTTTCTCAAGCGCTTCAGCATTCTTTGGTCTATTTTCAGCAATGCATTTATAAAAATGAGCATTGTTTTTAAATCTAAAATCCATCAAGTTTTTCATTGAATTACTTTTAGCTAATATCCCAACAGCCTTTTTATTAAATTTGTTATAAGCTATTTTATCATTGAATAAAACTTCTTCAATTGTGTTGAAAGGCCTATGTGCCATGATTTGCTCTATTGCTTTTATACCCAAACCCTTAATAAAAGTCAATGGTGGAATCAATGTTTTATCATCTTTTATTTTCCATATCTCAGCTGAAGAATCATTGATATCAAATGATTCAATATCAATCCCAGAATGTTTAACTAATGATATTGCCAATTCTTTCTTTTTTTCTGATTCCTTGTCGAGAAATGCAGCACACCATTCTATAGGGTAATGGTAATACAACCACGCACACTGATAAGAAATCACAGAATATGAAAGAGCATGACTATTTGAAACAGAAATCCCATTAGCATAAAAAGAATGATCATCATGCTCAACTTCTATATCATAAGTTTCGTCATTTCCATATGGTTGCATTTCGATTATTTTTTCAAAAATACCATTTTCAATTAAAATTTCATCTTTTCGCTCAAGAATGTCTTTCAAGGGACGCATGCCAGATTCAGTTTCTATTTTGTGATCTAAGGTGCAAACCAATTCTTTACCAGTTTTGGTCATAATTTTTACTAAATCCTTTTTACCATTTATGTAAACATAATTTATTCTAACAAAACCATTTTTACTGTTAACATATTCACATGCATTGACGTCTTCAATTGTTTTAAATCCAGTTTTAGTTTCTACTATGGTATCTTTGTGTAAACATTTATTGAAACCATAACCGCTAAAATATGCAATTTTATTTAATAATTCTCTGGCAACATTCATTTTCATTCCTTTCTCAATACAGCCAGTAATAAATTTATCATCAATATCATCTTTTATTTTTTGTTTTTCTGGAGCCAATTTTCTACCTGCTGTTGCTGATATATCCTTCATCCACTTAGAATAAACTTTGCGCATCAAATTGGCTTCATCCAGAGAAATACCTTTTCCCATTTTGTTCGCCAGCAAAGCTAGGTCTTCTTGGAAAATAATATGACCATAACTATCTTCCAGAATTTGTTTAACTATTTTATGTTCATATTCTACTTCTTCTGGATTGTTCTTCGCAGCCACATATGTTTCATGAACATTTGCTGATAGTGGACCTGGCCTGAAAATTGCAGTAATTGTAGCCAACTCTTTAATTGTTTTTGGTTTGACACGCATACATAAATTTTGTGCGCCTTTACCAGTAAATTGGAAAATTCCAACAAAATTACCATCTTCGAACACATGCTTCCAGACCCTTTCATCATTGAAATCAATGTGATCGGGATGTAAATGTTCATCATAAAATGCTTTAATATTTTCAAAACTGTTTTCTATCTTTTTGCGCGTCAAGAGATTTGAAACTGCCTGCTCAATCATTGCTAACGTTGACAGACCAAGAATATCAAATTTTATAAATCCCATTGGCTCCAAATGGTGAACATTCATTCCTTCACCCCATGGAGTTTGGATAATTCCTCTATTGTTAATAAGTGGCATTTTTTTATCTAGGTTCTGCGATACCAAAACCCCTCCAGCATGTCTTGAGCAGCTTTTTATTTGGCCATACAAATTTTCAACATATTCAGCAAGTTGTGGATACTTTTTGAAATATTTACGCAAACTCTTACTATGTGTTCTTACTTCATCAAATGTTGGTGTATATACACCAGCTGTAATTCCATGTTTCTCCTTAATATAAGGCATTGCTTCCCACTCCATTACTGAGGTAACTTCATTTGATTCTTTAAATGGGATTTCATATAATCTTGAAATATCTTTGATTAAAGATTTTAATTTCAATGTATTAAAATTTGATATTGGCACAACTGAATATTCACCCCATTCCTCTATTAATTTATTTTTAAACTTCATTGGATCACTAACATCATAATCGATATCAGGATACCCAATTGTTGCTTGGTCTTCACTCATAAAACGTGAAAACAGCAAATTGTATTTTAATGGATCAATTTGAGTAATTCCCAATACATATGAAGTTAATGCTCCACCAGCAGAACCTCTTCCACACCCAGTTAGCATTAATTTATTGGCTTTATCGGATATTGCTTTCATAATCAAAAAATATCCTGAATATCCATTCTTTGTTATGACATCAATTTCATATTGCAATTTTTCTCTATAAAAATCATTGAGTTTTAGTTTGTTAAACCTTTCCCAACAAGCCTTCTTAAACTCTTCATCAGCTGAAACATCTTTAGGCACAATGAAATCTGGCAATTCAATTTTTGTATTGATATTAAAATCCTCAACCAAAGAATGTGCAATAATGTGTGAATTTTCAATACTTTCTGCAATTATATCATCATCATAGCAAACATTCAAATGTTGCGATACATATTTATACAAACTCCAAATTTGTCCACCATTCCTTGGATATAACCAATATTGCAGTTTATCAATTGAATCTGGAATAGAATTGAGTTCAATATTTCCTATAAATCCTAGTTTTTTCAAAACTTCTCTACATTTCCAATATTTAGGCTCTGGATAATGAACATCAGTAGTTGTCAATAATTTGAACCCGCATTCTTTGCTGGCCCTTATAATCAATTTATTCAAAATATGTTGATCGGTTAAATTATTCCATTGTAATTCACCATACCAATTTTCTCCAAATACCCCAGTTAATTCTTCAGCTGTTTCACAAATGAGTTTTATTATTTCATTTTCCGATTTATCTTTATTCTGATAATAAATTCCACCGAATATACCACCAAGACAGGCAGTGCTTGCTATTAATCCCTCGTTATGCTCTTTCAGCAAAGAAAAATCAATTCTTGGATAATAATAAAAGTTTTCTCGTCGGAAACTTTTTGTTACAAGTTGAAATAAATTCTCTAAGCCATTGTTATTCTTTGCTAGCAATAAAAGGTGTCTCTTGCTTCTTAACCCAGCTTTGAAATCCTTTTCTTCATCTTCAACATATGAAGATGATATTACCATCTTTTTCTTTTTGTTTTTTGATTGTTTATGTAATCCCCTCCATTCTTCTATAGATGGAATAAAATATGCTTCAACGCCGTAAATATTTTTAATGTTTTTGCCCACTTTTCTAAAATTTTGTTGTGTTTGATATTGATACACCAGGGAGTTCATGTTGCCATGGTTTGTAATGGATAAGGCTTTACATCCTATTTGCCATAAATATTCAGCAAGCTGCTCTGGATAACCAAAACCATCAAAGCTGCTAAATGTATCGTGCGCGTGTAAATTTTCAAATTTCATGATATTCCTGCAAGATGTTAAAATTACTTTTCATATATTCTTTATAGTTTTTCCAATTACTGATATCAAAATACCATGGTAAGGTAACCATACCATCATCTTCAAAGTTAAGACAGGAAAACAGTTTGTCAAGAGGAATAGTTTCTTTTGCTTGTACAAGGTTTTGATAATTTGCATAAAGCATATTCCACTCTTTTGCGCCAAACGATATTCCCAAATATTCATTGTCTTTGATTGTCTTATTGTCGTAAGTAACAAATTGGTTTATTGAGCTTTTAAACATTTTTTTATTAATACCAATATAATTAATTGGACTAACACTATAAGGGAATGATATATAATATTTGCCTGGAACTAGCCACCTTGCCATATTAACAGAAATTTCATATGCAATCCACGCACCATACAAAATACTCCAAGATAAATCATATTTTTTAAATCTTTCACCCATTTGCAAAGGTGGCAAAGAAATATAATAAATTGGTCTTTGTATGTTATGAAATGATGCAGCTAGCCAATCACCTAATGTTTTTCTCAATATGGGTTTTGAGCTATGTGGACATACCACCCATATTGTTGTGGCACCAGCCGCAGTAGCCTCTAAAGCTGCAGCATGAATAGCAGTTATTTTATCTTCAACTGGCATTAAACAATCATGCCACAAATACCCAAAAGTATCCTTTAGGTTTGCTGGTATTATTCCAGCTAGATGAAACCTTTTTTTTGCAAATGGTCTTATGATCATCTCTTGCATAGTTTTTTCTTACCCAATAATTCATTTTTAATAACAACTGGCGATGATTCTTGTTTTGATATTGAATGCAGAATTTCCACAAAATTTAAATTGCAAAACTCAATGTTTTTATTTGAAGTTTTTAGTTTACAATTTGTAAACCTTTTATTTTCAATTATTTCTCTCTTAACCAACTCTATTTCACAATCTATTTCACATTTTTCTCTAAAGAACTTCCTGAGTTTCACTTTTGTAAAAGAAGGATGAAAGTCTCTTTTTGTATCAAAAGCTGAAATAATCATTGAACCTCTAAAGAAATTCCTGTTAGAAACCATTGAACTCATTTGCCAAAAGTTGAAATCAGGCTTTATTGCTTTTTTGGTAAACTTTGAATAATCAACTACTTTTGTTGTGCTTTCAAATTGTGATTTTGTATAAAGTAAGTTTTGAATTTGCGTAGGATCAAATACTACTATCTTGTTTGCCAAGATACGATCATTTATTTTAAAACCCATTATTACAACGCTGCCATCGTCTTCATTATAAATGAGCGTTTTTATTCTACCTGGATAGAACATCTTGCCACACAGAGATAAAGCATATAGTAATCTTGTCCATATTACTGCTTTTTGCACACCAAAGCAAGCTATTTCTCCTGATTTTAATTTATAAACAGGAGATTTATTTTGTATTGCTAGCTTTGAAATGTCTATGCTTTTTGAAAGGAAATCAAATTCGAATGGGCATTTGAAATCTGTTGATAATATTATACTATTAGTCAAATAAGAATATACAACAGCTTCAAGCGAAGAACCAATTACAATCTGCTCACAGGTTTTCTTTTGCAAAATAACCTAAAATGTAATTTTCTAAAATTAAATAATATTCTTCATTTTCGTAACTGAATTTCTCAATCATTGTATTGTTGACAACAACATAATCACCAATTTTAAAACCAACTGAAATGTTCGAAGACACACTTTGCACTTGATAAACCTTATATTTTGACTCTATTGTTGTATTTGTTTCTGCAATGTAAAACTTGATTTTTTGAGAATCAACATTTTGCATTTTGCTCTGTTGTGACACTGGTGATAAATAAATGTATCTATTTGTTGGTACAAAGTTTCTCATTTTTAGTCTCCTATGAGCATTTTGAAAACCCACAACTCATACACATTATGCAACCTTCTTGATAAATCAAATGATTTTTGCAATGTGGGCACTTATGAAAACCAGACACAGATTCTCCATTTTTTATATATTTTTTTAATGTTCTTGATATCACTACATTAAATGAAAACATATCAGAACCTTCATCTTTGCTCAATTGCTCACATACAAATTTAACATTTGCTCCATGACGTAAAGACAAAGAAATCATTCTAGTAAACGATTCATGCTCTGGATTCATAAATATCTTTGTAAAATCTTTGATGATTAATTCATCATCACCTTCGCCAAGATATAAATCATATAAAGATCTTACGGTTTTGCGCTTTCTTTTTACAACTTTTCCTACCTTGAGTTTTTTTGGTATATGAATATTTTCGGCTAATCCTCCAAATATTTCAAAGGGCTTTTCTTCCATTAGGCCAATTAAAATTATCCATTGTTGACTTTTAATCGTTGATCTATGAATTTCGCAATTGAGGACTCTTGGCCTCTTTGGTGCATTGTACTGTTTAAATTTATCTTCTTTTGTAATTAAAACATTAGAGCGTGAGTTATCACGATAAACAGTCATGCCCTTCAACCCAAGTTTGTGTCCAAGTAGATAACAATCACTCACAACTTGTTTATCAACATTTTCAGGCAAATTAATTGTCTTTGATATACTATGGCATACCCATTTTTGAGCAACAGATTGTATTTCAACAGATTTTTTCCAATCAATATCATGAGCAATTGATTTATAATATGGGGATTTTTCAACATCTTTGCAACCAGTTATGGTTTCCCAAACGGAATAACCGTGATGCTTTATATCATATTCTACCCATTTATCCCCAAGTTCGTCAACATGACAAATTTCTTTGGATTCTGCCTCTGAATCATTTAGAATTTTTCTTCTTCTTTTATACTTTAATTGAAAAACAGGCTCTATTCCACTTGTTGTTTTTGTACAAATAGAGACCGATCCAGCTGGTGCAGTTGTTGTATTTGCAATATTCCTTCTACCATATTTTAAATAAAGTTCCTTGAGTTCAAAGTCAGAGTTTATAACCTTGTTAATGAATTCATTATCCTTTTCTACTTCCCGCGAAAACATTGGAAATGTACCACGCTCTTGAGCTAATTTACAAGAGGATTTGTATGAATTTATCTCAAGACATTTATATATCTCTTCAGTTAAATCAATTGCTTCTCTTGAATCATATTTGAGATTCAACATGGCAAGTACGTCACCAAGGCCAGTTTGACCAAGTCCTGTTCTTCTTCCATCTTGCGCTGCTTTTTTAAACTTATTCCACAAGTTTAATTCAGTACTCTTTATTTCAAGTGGTTCTAGGTCTTCATTGGCAATTTTATTTATTATTTTTTCTATCTTTTCCAATTCAAGATCAACTAGATCATCCATTAGTCTTTGCGCAATTTGCGCCATATGAGCAAACAACTCAAAGTCAAAAATAGAACAATCAGAAAATGGATTTTTAACAAAAGAAACTAAATTGAGAAGCAACAACCTACAACTATCAACACCCATTGGAATTTCACCACATGGGTTTGTTGAAGTCTCTTCCCACATTTCATCAATGATCTTATATGAATTTGCAGGACTATTTTTATGTATTGTATCAATAAATAAAATGCCAGGATCACCATTTTCATATGCTGCATCAATGAATTGATTCCAAACTTGTTTTGCTTCTATTTCTGCTTTAACCAAATATTTATCAGCATTTGGAAACACTGGAAATCTTAATTCATATTTTTCATCGTTTTCTAACTTTGCAAAGAATTCATCAGTAAACATTACTGATAGATTCATGCCAGTTACTTTTTTCCTATCCCTCTTTATGTTAATGAAATCAAGTATCTGAGGATGGTGGCAAGAAATGCAACAAATGCCTGCACCGCGTCTACCATTTTGCGCAACTTCGCGAATAGAATTTGAATATCTTTCTAGGAAAACTTCAATTCCATCAGTGGTCTTTGCTGCATTGTTTGTCAATAAGCCTTTTGGTCTTAAATTAGAAATATTGAAACCAATTCCAGCACGTCTTTTTGCTAGCTGCACAATATGTTCATCTGTTTTTAAAATTCCACCGTATGAATCATATGGTGGTTCTATTACAAAACAATTACCCAAGCTTTGAACAAAATGTTCGTTACCTATTCCAGACATTGGACTACCTTGAGGAACTATGTACTTAAAATTCTTTAAGGTTTCATATATTTCATTTTCTGTTAAAGGGTTTGAATATCTCGCTTCTATTCTCGAAAATTCCTTTGCAAGTCTTTTATGCATATCGTCAGGTGTTCTTTCAAGATATTCCCCTTCTTTATTTTGAAGCGCATATTTGTTTATCCAAACTTCAGTTGCAAGTATATCATTATTAAAGTATTCTAGTGTGTGTTTGTAAACTTCTCCATGTGAATATTTCATTTTTCACCGTTTATATAATTTTAAATTTCCTTTTTTTCGCCAATTTTTTGACAGTTTTATTGGACACATATTCTTCATCTTCACCAGATGAATCATCTGGTGATTTATATTCTCCAAGTATATCTATTTTAACACGACTTGTATCTATAAATGCTGAAAAAACCAATCCATCTACACCGTTCCTATTCTTTGCTATAAAAAATCTACCTTCATTTTTTTGTCTATCTTCGACCGTTCGAGATAATGTAAATATAAAATCAGCAATGAAACATTTATTAAATGCTTCTGATATTGATTCTAATGTTATTATTTCTACATTACACCCACCTCTGTTCGATTGACTAACTGTCCAAAGTGGACTATTAAATTCTTTAGCGATTGCACGCAATTCTTCATAGATTGATTCAAGTTCAAATCTCTTTTCCCCATATGCTTTCATTGGTTTTAGCAAATCTCCATAATCAACTAAAATCAAATCCACATGCTTACCAATCTTTTTCATTTTCTCTAAATGCATTCTTAGTGAATTTGGAGTTACTGATTTTGTTGGATATTCTTTTATCGTTAATTCTCCTTTTATTTTTTTTATACTTTCCAAGACTTGCTGCTTGTTTGATTTTAAAAAATCAATTGGTATATCTGTTAAACAACTATCAAAACGTAATCCTATTTCATTTGCATCAAGCTCAAGCGTATAATATACAACATTTTTGCCCATCTGCAATGCAGTAGAACCTAAATTACATAAAACCATTGATTTTCCTGCGCCAGTACTCCCTATTAAAACACCAAGCTGGCCTTGTTTCAATCCCCCCTTCATCAAAGCATTTATTTTTGGCCAAGTTGTTGGCACGCTTCTTCTTGAATCTTCTTGATATCTTTCTTCAAAATCATTAATTAGATCATTTCCTACATTATTATCAATACCAAGCTTGATTGCAGTCTTTATTTCTTTTGTGATTTCATCATAAGAAGAGCGTTGAATATGCTCAAGTGATTTTGCAAGTGCTTTTAATAGTGCTTGCTTTTTGCAAAATTCTAATGCCGTTTCTTTAATATATTCTTTATCTGTAATATTAGATTTGTTTTCAATATTTTCAATGTATTCAGAAATTATCTTTCGTTCTGCTTCATCATTTATTTCATTTGCAAACAATACTTTTAAAATTTCTAAAGTTGGGTGAGTTTTATACTTTTCTTTATATTCCTTTATTTTTAACACAAAGATCTGCAAGTGTTTGAATTCTAAAAACTCTGGTGCTAACACTTCAAAAATTTGTTCAGAGAACGCACGTTCTTCCAAAATTATTTGGCAAAGGGATTCTTGGAAATATTTTCCAAATTTAGCAAAACCATCATTTTTATTATTGTTTTTCATAAAAAAAATCCCTTTAAAGTCAATGGGTTTTATTATATATCATTCTTCTAAATGTTTGAAACAAAGTTGTCAAATCTATTGAATTATTGATTCCATCTTTTGATAACATCAAGAGAGTTTTAGTCTTATTAAATCTTGGAACAAAGTTTCCAAACGAATAATCTATTTTTTCTCTATTGCAACTAGAAATCATTGGATTGTGTAGTTGCATCAAAGAGTAATTATTCTCTATTAGTTCCTTTTGTTCAATTATTAATCTGTAAAATTTAGAATTATTGATATGTGTTGAACAATATTCAATAATATCTTCCAATAAAAATGTATTCTCTTTTTCCAAAAAAGGCAAACATGTTGACAACCTTTTGAACCCAAGTCCTTTGACACCACCTATATTATCTGATAAATCACCTGTAATTGCTTTAGCCATCGCAAAATTATTAGGATGTATTCCAAACTTTTCTATTGCCTTATTTCTATTTAATATTTCTTTTGCAACAGGCCGATATAAAATTGTCTTTGAGTCTAATAATTGGACAAAGTCTTTGTCACTAGATAGAATTACTTTTTGCCAGTCTTTATAGTGAGTTGAATTTGTTGCATACGCAACAACATCATCGGCTTCTACATATTCAACCATGAATTGCTGGACTGGAAATTCGTTAAAATATTCCATTAATCTAACCATTTGCCATAGTTTATTATTTTCTTCTTCTTCCTCTGTCATATTTTGAATATTTCTGTTCAGTCTTATTGGTTTTCTATTCTTCTTATATTCGCTATATTTAGCTCTTCTTCTTTGCGAGCCTTCTATTCCATCCCAACAAATTATAATTTCATCAGGAAATACTTCTTTGCATATTTTTTGAAGAATCTTAAATGTTCCAACTATCCCACCAATATGTTTCCCTGTTGTTTCGCTTATAGTTGGAACAGCCATGTACGATCTTATAAATTGATTGTTTTGATCAACTATTAATAGTCGTTTGTTATTCATAATACACCTCTAAATATATCAAGCGCCTCCACCAAGACTCGAACTTGGAACCGTTGGCTTATAAGGCCAATGCTCTACCCTTGAGCTATGGAGACATAGAAAGCCCTTGTTGGGATTTGAACCCAAGACCGTTGGTTTACAAAACCAGTGCTCTGCCTACTGAGCTACAAGGGCAAGAATAAATCATATTTGCTTTACTAAAAAGCTAAATATATAAGGCAAGACAGAAGAAATACCAAGCCACACCATAATTAGTACTTTAGATAAAACCAAAAACATTTTAATCATCTTTCTTGTCATAATTATATAACAACACTTGATCCAATAATTGCAATACTCTATTTTCAAATTTAACTTCTTTGAGTTTTTCAATCCAATTTAATTTAGTAAAACTCTCAGTTGTGCCATTCTCATATGCTAAAGTATATCGACCACGATTATTTTCAATGGATTCAGAGGATTCAATTGCGTCTAGCCAAGATTCTTTATCGCATATGCCAACACTTGACCCACCCCACAATAGCTGCAATGTGCAGCGCCTTCCTTCACTGCCACCAATTTTAGATTTTTTGAGTAAAACTTTCACAGTACTGCCAATTCTATCACCCTTATCGTTTTCAATAAATGAAGCCTTCGATTTTGGTTTTGTCAACCAAATTCTCAATGAATAAAAATATAAAGGCGATTTTCCACCTGGTGTCATATATGGCTCTGTAAACTGTTCTCCAAAATTGGTTGTAATGTTAGTTTTAAGTTGATTTATGACCAATAGCGTTGAATCTGTATCCTTAAGTAAAGATGTTAGCTTTGGAAACCCAGTTGATAACACGCGCGCTTTTATTGCTATTGTGGATTGTGGGTTAAAATCACTTTCAAGTTCACTTTTTGTTGGCGTTGCTGCCAAACTATCCCAAATAAATAAAATTCTTCTTGCGCCAGCACCTAAGATGGTTTCAATTTTCTCCATTATATCTTCAACCGTTGAAGGTTCTACTTTAACAATGCCACCAACATTTGCCCTTTGCGCAAAAATTCCATCAAGTGTTCGCTCTGCATCAAAATAAACCACCTGCATTGGGTTTTCCATTTTTTGCGCATTGCCAGCAATAATTGTTGCCAATAGTGACTTACCAGTTGCTTCAAATCCTGCAATTTCAACCATGCGCCCAAGTGGAATTCCACCAACTTTTGTAGTTCCTATGATTCTATCAAGCCATTTTGATCCAGTTGGAATAAATTCTTTAATAGTATCTTCATCATCTAAAATATTAGCCACATTTCTACCAGTTGTTTTATTTAGAATATCACATATTTGTGATAATTCAAGCTTGCCAACATCATTACTCACTATGATTTTGCTTTTGCGTTTTGCCATAAATTTGAAAACTTGGGCCAACTAGAATAGTCAGCCCAAGTTCCTTTCCTTTTAGTTGTTTAGAAGTTCATTAAATGCATTGCTTACAACATCAACCTCTACTTTCTTGCTACCATACTTAGCAACTTCTTCATCCATGTTCTGTTGAGCAAGATACTCATTCAAGTACTGTTTTACTTCATCAGGAGTCTTACGAACAAACTGTGCTTCCACATCAGGAATATTATCCAAAAATTCTTGAGCAGTCTTCTTGTTTTTGTGAAGTGGCGTTACCTTCATGCTAGGCATAACATCGATATCATGGAAAATTTTCCCCTTGGTTTTACTCAATGTCACAGTAAGATCCCTTCCAGTGTCAGGATCAGTAAAATCACCAACTTCTGGATTTTCAACAAGAGTAATTAGCCTTTGGTAGACAGTGCGACCAAATGACCAAATTTTTGGACCTTCACTTTCCTTTTCGCGATCCACAACAACAGCATAGAAGCGCTCTGATGGAAGAAATACATCTTTTGCCAACTTTTCTGCTTCTTTATCACCTGTCGCCTTTGCTTCGTTCCAAAGCTCAAATCCAAATGTACATGCTTCACAATGTTCGCCAAATTCAACACGCGGACAAAGGAAACCACCACGCGTAAGCTTGTAATGCAGTGTGCGAACCCAAAATGGATCACCGCTAGCTTCAGGTAGAATACGCAAATTGTAACTCAAATTCTTACCAACTTCTGGTCTGTCAAACCTAAGCCAAACATTTTGACTGTTATTGCCAAAATTTTTATCAAGACGGGCTTTAATTTTATTAAGATCAATAGCCATTTTTCAACTCCTATTAATTGTTTTTTGTAAAATACGCGTCAAGCAAAGTAGAAATATCAGTTTCATACTGAAGAACCGTTGAAGACGTTGCATGATTAAACACCCTGAAATCATGCTTTTCCATATCCCATACTAGTTCTGAATTTGCTGGCAATCGCCATTTCCTCGTACTGGCACCCTTAGAAAAGATATTCTTAGTATACTTCTTCGGAATATCTTCCAATTTTGCGAAAGTCATAGTTCGCGTACTACCATCCTTCTTTACGAATTTTCCCATAAAATACCTCATGATAATTCTCCTAGTGCTATTAAGGTTGTATTAATGATGTATATCCAACACAATATACATATGGCTGTTCATACTTTGTTTCATATACTGCACATGAAACATTGTTTCCTTTTTTGATTTGTTCTGTGATGCGATGAAACAATTGTTTGTCACTTGACAGTTGTTTTTCGCTCATGAGATAAATATAAAACTTCTGTTGCAGTTTGTCAACTGGAAAAAAACTTTTTTCTTCCATCGAAGAAGGATCTACAATAGACAATACACCAACCCTACATGTTTCATACGGAATGTCAATGGAGCCAAACACTGGTTTATTATGAATAAACACGTTGATCATATGAAATGTATCAACAATAGTTTTGTTGATAATATCATAATATGATGTAATTAAAAAATCACCAAGCAGATTAATAATTTGTGAATTGGAAAACAAGAAAACTCTTTCTAATTTTCCAGAACGAGCATATTGTTGTAATACGTTATAAACCAATTTCTCTTGCTGAATTTTTGTTAAAGAAAGAAATTCCAAATTTGGCCTTACATAAAGCACTGTTATATTTTTGTTTTTTATTGTGCTCAAAATTCGCAACAGCGCCCCATTGATTGCACCAGAGCCAGTTGTAATTAAAAAAACTTCTTGATTAACATTACTCAAAAAATTCGATATTTTCCTAACTGGGCACTTTGTTTCGTACCGCTCCATTGATGAACAAGTAGGCAAATGGAAAAAGTTGCCTTCTCGTTCATCAGTGTCGATTAATCTAACATCATAATATTGATCATAGTTGGAAAACAATGAAGCAATATTGCAACCACCGTTGCCAAGTCCTATTATCGTTTGCATTTTAAAATATCTCTATCAATAATGTTTGTAACCATTTCAAATAAAAGTTCCCAATATTCATTGCTTGCTTTGAAATCCTCAAGAATATCAAAGTCTTCAATGGTATGAAAAAATCTTGTTTTAATATTTGGCATTAAATTAAATGATTTATCATCAAATAAAACATAATATCCATTTGTTCCAATCGTGTCAACAATGGGCATTAAGGATATCGAATGTTCTTTATATCTATTTTTCAGTTTTGTCAATAATTGTTTTTCCATTTTTTAATATTCACTTTCAATATTCCAAATCTAGTGTTACTAAATTCATGCAATATTTGCTCTAATAGTTCTTTTTCTTTTAATGAAAAATCTAACACCAACGAATCATGAATTAAGAAAGCTATTTTTGTTTTCTTGCCCTTCAATGATTTATGAATTTTACATGCCTGTTCTAAAAATATATCAGATGCAGTACTTTGTATTGTATTGTTTAGTGCTGTATTTAAATTAGCAACTAGTATTTTTCTTCCGAAAGGCGTTGTTATATATTCATTGTTATAATATTGATTCAATATCGTATCTCTATCATACAATAAATTTAATGTTTCATTTTGAGAGTTGAGGTTATAAAGCCAAGCATATACCATTTGTTTTGCTTTGTCTCTATTAACACCCAATTTTTCAGAATGCAACATATGAAGATCATCGTTGTATTGTTCTTTGTTCAATAAAGAAGTCAAAACTCTACACTCAAAGGCATTGTAGTCCAGTTCTATAAATAGTTCATTGTTTGGTCTTATTTTATGTCTTTTGTTTTTATTTAATGTCAATATTGGAAAACTGTTTTTGTGTGTTGTTAATCTTCCAGTCTTTGTTCCAAATGGATTATATTTCACACTTGTTTTATAATTCTCATAATTTACTATATAATCATTTAAATCATTGGTCATTTTTAAAACATTTACAAGGTGATCGTGGTAAGAAGGTTTATTGTAATTTTCGAATACATGACCTATGATTTTTTCCCTCAAAAACAACACTTTTTTGGTTGTTTTTAGTGGTAAGAATCGCGCTAAGGAATGATCCGAATAGGAAACCTTAGACTCAAACAAAGAACGAATCTGAGCCTCAATTTTGGTATTTTTTTCAATAAAATTTGCTTTTAACTCTGGTGGACATATTTCCAATGGCGATTTTGCATTTGTGAATATCTTTGCATACTCAATGTTGTTATAATTCCTTAATTCATTCGAATAATTCCAAGTTTGGAGTTTTGGAATGTTTATATTTAAATTTTTGTGGAAATTGTTGTCATAGTAGAATAGATTACTGAAAGTTTGGAAGATCATGCTCACCTGGTATTAATGATGGATGAATTAAAAATATGATTTCCTAACTCTAACGGTTTCGTTTCATCATTAATATAAAACAGTGCTCTATTTGTGTCAAGTGTTTTTTGTATCTCCAGCATGTATTTTGTTTTATTTTTAAGTTTGTGATCTGGCCAATTCCTATTTGTTTCAATTATGCGAACATAAAAAAGCAATTCTAACCAAAATGAATCATTGTCTACATCTTCAACTATTTGACGTGATATCTTCCTTGTTATTATTTTGTTGTTGCATAGTTGTGGAACATACAAACCTGGCATTGCTGTAATGTAAGAATTGTAAAATTGCTGCACCATGACTTTAAATGTTTCAAGTTCTATTTTAAATGCCTTGTAGAAATAGGGTTCATCAAATAAATTTTTCTTTGAAAATTCATGATTTCTCATGTATGGTTCCATATATGGAGAATCAATATCTGCAATTATTCTCCAAGGGGAAAATATATCAACCATAAAGCCAAATGACAACGCAGACTCATGAAAAAACAAAAAATTTGGATCTTTAAGATATTTCATACTACTAAGAAATTCATAACTTTGTCTTGAAAGACTAACTGATAAACCGCTAATAAAAGGTGATGTTTTACTAGATAAGCAAAATTGAGTTCTTGTAAATGGAAACGCAGGCTGTATTAATATTATGAATTTTTTAAATTCATTTACAAAGTTGTAAAAATCTTTAATTTGTTTGTGTTTTCCTAACATATAAATTTCAAAAAACTTTTTATAAACTATTTGCATGTGGTCATGATATAATCTATTTATTCCAGTCCATCCATTCGCCGGAACCAATTTGGAATAAAGACCACTTTTTACTAATTTATTTTGTGAAGATTTTCTGTTATAAAATTCCAAAAGGTCTTCGAATGCATCTGCAACAAAGTTGAGCAACAAAATTGGATCATGTGATGAGCCAAATGATTTCAAATATGTTTCTGAAGGAAATACGGAATTAAAATCATGATCAACTTTACCGTACAACAATGGCGTTTTGTAAGTATTCCAAAAATATTTAGATTTGCGTTCTAATTTATCACGCAGCATTTGAAATCACCTTTAACTAAAGACCAGCCCTGCCAGTCAAGTCAGCAACTCCTTGAGTTATATCTTCTCTGTCAACTCCTACAAACTCAGCAACCTCAAGACCTACTGCAACAGGTGGAAGAATTGTGGCTCCTTCTATTATATCACTAGCTAATTCTTTTCTGTTCCTGTTTTCTTGTCTTTCTTCCTCTTTTTCTACACTCGTTGGCTCACTTTGTTTTTCGGCCCAAGCCTCTTGACATTTTCTAGCATTTTCTTGTTCTTTTACATCATTTGCCCGTGATTGTTTCAAGCTAGCAAGCCCAACTGGAATTGCTTTGATCGTTGTATTAAATATGCCTGAATAATCTATAGTATAATTGACTTGTGAAATATAATAATAGCCACCCAAGCCCAGTTGAGAATGTATTAATTTTCTTGTAACACTTGGATCGCCCATTGACATAATTGTTGGTTCGATGAATATTCTTTCAGTTGGTTTAAATATCCCAGGTGTTCCATATAATACAAGCTCTGCATTATACATTTTTACAAAAGCTTTTCTTTGCAAGGTAGCAGCTGCTTGTAAATTTTGATCATCTTCTGCACTAAATTTAACATTTTTAAGCATACCTCTTTCACTACCAATTGAAACATGAAGCACACCACGCTTGATATCTTTTTCAACCTGGTCTTCATTGAAACCTGTTTCGCCTAAATATGTAATACCATGAATGAATAAATATTCAAAAACAAACCTATCGTTTTCATTAGAACGCAATTTACTAGAAATAGATTGTATGCGTTCATCGTTTATAGTTTTTGGCACACCTTCTGGCACTGATAGAGTATTAGTTGCATACGTAATTGGGTCTATTGGTATTGTGTCGGTATATGAAAATTGTGTAATTTTAACAAATGAATATTCCGCTGTAACTTCTAAATTTCCATTAATAATCGGAACTAGAAATTCTTTTATAAAATCTTCCAAAACCATTCTAACAGGATACATATTAAGACCACTAACTTTTTTATGCCACCAAGCAATAAATGCATCGAATGAAATTGGTATTTTAGTTAAATCTATCGCAATAGGTTCACCAATATTGCTTTCCAATATTATTGGACCCAATAAAACACGAACATTTTGCAAATCTGAATAGCTATATAACGCAGTAAATATTATATTCAAGAAATCTTCTAAAAAGAAAAACGTGAAGTCAAATTCCTTACCTTCTAATCTTGTTTCTGAAGAAGGTGCAGTTAAATAAGATGTCCCAGAATAAAGATGCGTTTCTGGAATTGTGCGCTTTATTGTTAGAAAAACGTCAGGCTCAATTAAAGTTACGTCTTCTAAAGCTTCATATGGAACCCTCATTTTAAATAATTTTGCATTTTCACTTAATAACCATGGTAATGCAGCAATTCTAATATAATTAAGAGTATTTTTTACTTTTTCAAGCTCTGCTGCATTCATTTCATGAACTGAGCGTTTTTTAACATATTCTTCACAATTTCCTTGTTTCGACAACGAATCCAATTCATTTTGACGAGTTGCTAATTTGTTTTCTGAATTATTAATGACCTTTTTATAATGTTCTACCATTTTCCATCTATTATCTATTTCATCTCGCCCAACTTCTTCAATAATGCCTGATAAAAGTTCTTCAATATTCCCCAATTTATCAACTAATTGAAACACATCTGCATCAGGTGAATTAATTACTCTGTCCAAACCACCTTGTAAACTTAATGATAGCGACAAAGAACCATCTTGCTTAACATCTAAATCATAGCCAACAACATCAAACAAGAATATAAGCCTCAATTTTTCTATTAAACTTATCAACTCAACATTGTTATTAGTCACTGGATCAACAACAGTACCAAACAAATCAGTTTTGTCTTCTGGCACATTCCACCCTATTACAACTTTAATTTGTTTTCTAATATTTGGTAAAGTATATCCCGGCATTAAATCAATAAATCTAGCATTTGCTCTATCCATTTCAGCATGACTTAATGTTCTAAGCTTTTTTTTCTCATAATCTGTGATCACGTATTTAGTATGCTCTTCAAGATTTTCAATTGATGGCATTTCCCCTGGCAATGTTTCTTTATTAGTTTCCCCAAATTTATCCAACTCTTCACTTGTCCACGGCATATCACCCAACAAATCTTCAAAGCTTTGAAAAAATAATTCTAAATCAGCTTCAAACTGAGCATGTTTTGGGTCATGACTTATAGCACGCCACGTAATGTCAAGACTTTTAATTCCAACACCAGATCCTCTACCTCTCCCCGTTTCAGTTATTTGATCAACTGTTTTTGAACTTAAATAATCATCAAAGATAAGTGGTTGATCAGCCCATCTTTCATCATCTTTTGAAGCTAAAAATCTTTTATGAATAAAAATTTTAATCATCGGAATCAATGCTGATATCTGTGCTGGTGTGAAATTCATAACATTGTGTGTGCCATCCAGCACGACAAATTTTTCAATTAATTCTAGCGGTTTAGAACTTTCAATAGATGTAAACTTTTGTTTTTGCAATTCAGCATTCAACCAACTTTCAGCTTCGAGCCGGTTAAAAGATGATGCTATGTTATAAATTTCATCTCTAAAGAAATACAAAAAACCTTGCTTGGCTCTCAAAAGATCTTCGGGAGAAAAAGTAACAAAAGTTTTCGTATTTCCCCCCGTAGGAAATTCATCCACCTTAAAAACTGTATCATCAGCCATTATAAAAACCTACAAATTGAAATTAACTATGAAACATTGACATTACTTTTTCTATTGGTAGCGGAATATAAACAATATCCCCAGGCTGCAATAGTGTTTCCACTGGCAATTGGTTATACCAAGCTATAATCCACCACAAATTAGATCTTTTGTGATAATATTTATAAGCCAATTTATAATATCTATCGCCTAATTTCCAAATATGTGAAACTCTTGTTAGTTGTGTTATTTGACGAATAGATGGTTGTTTAAATGATGGAGTTACATATTGCTTAATGCGATTAATATTTCTATCGCTAAATAATTCTTTGTAAAAATTATCTTCATTTAAAAATATATTTCTTCCATTATATCTAGAAATTAAACCCATAATTAATCACTCCAGCTAAAAACTAAAGCCAACAACTTCATTAACTGTTCCTGTAATATCCTGAGCGGAAGCTTCTGCTTCTTTTGCGTGAACATTATTTAATCCAGTTGTTATATTTTTTGTCGCAGCAGCTGTTTTGCTATCTTGTGCTTTTATATCATCTGCAGAGTGTAAACCATATGGAAATCCAAGCGTTCTAAACCCATAATTGCTCCAGCCCAATGGATGCACATGGAATACAGTAAATGCGCACGATAACGACACAACTTTCGGATATATCATATTTCCAGAGCCTTGGAACACACCATCATCAAGCTTTGGTTTATAGTTTACGCCATCGATTTTCCCAACAAGCCCAGAAGTCGCCACTGTTGATATAGCACCATTGCTGCTCATCTTAGAAACATCAGTTATTAAATTTACAAACTTTACTTTTATTAATGGAGCACTTGATATGCTTGTAGCACCACCAGCACCAGCAGAATAATTTGGATATGTCATTTTAATAAGTGTTTCAATCTCCTTCATATTGAAAAGAGCTTCTCCAAGACTAGCTGCGACCACATCCCACGAAAAACTAATTACTCTTTTTGTCCCTTGATAAATAGCGATTGGGTCTGAACGACCATATACATTTTCCTCATTCCAATTTGAAGTATAGTTATCTGAAAAATCAGTTATAAAAGCTTTAAATGTTGCAATTGTTGCAGAAGGAACGTGGAAAAATTCCAATTCCAACCCAGAGTTTTGCAGTGCTTGCGGAGCATTATAATACATAATAAAAAAGGCCTCAAGTTAGCTGCCAGTGAAAGATCCAATTAATTCCACTGCCATTTTTTTCAAAGTTTTACCACCTAAACTCAAATCAATATTCATCATAGACCCGCCACCGCCGCCACCACCTCTTGCTTCCCTATCTTCTTTTAGCAATTCCCTCATTTCTGCAACAAAATCAACAGCGCTAGATGAAGATTTTTCAAGAATTTCTTTTTTAAGAACCAATATTCTTTCAATGTGTTCTGCCCCATCTGTATCAATCTCCCCAGATGCAGATGCAATATTTTCAACCATCTCAGAAGCAGATTCAAAATTTCCCCTAGCCTTAGAATCCATAGATGCTACTGTGCCCAGTCCAGTCATAATATCACCAAGCGCAACAATGTCATCTGTTTTAATTGTCAACAAAGCTACACCCAACGCAACAACCGCTCCAGCCAAAGCAAATACTGCAAAAGCACCTTCAATAGAAGCATTACCCATAGCATTGAACATTGTGGTCAAAGATTCTATAAATGGCACCACTTCTACAAATGATTCCAATATGCTAGTAATACCTTGTGAAACTAATTGTACTATTGAGCCAATAGCTTTAGCTATCTCAGTAATATTTTGTGAAACTATCTCTACTATAGATCCAATTGCTTCAGCCATTTGGGTAATGCCTATAGTAGCTAAATATATTCCAGCCCCAACCGCAAGCATCGCTAAACCCAATACTATAAGACCTTTTGCGCCAGCTAGCGAAGCAAGCCCAACAGCAATAACAAGTACAACCATAAGCCCTAACGACCAAAGAAATGCATTTAAGTGCTCTGTATCTAAACTATTAATCGCTTCTACCATTTTGACAATACCTAAAGTGGCTAAATATATTCCAGCCCCAACCGCAATCATTGTTATGGCTAATACTAAAAGACCTTTTGCGCCAGCTAGCGAAGCAAGACCGATAGCAAGAACAAGTGCGACCATGAGCCCCAATGCCTGAAGGAATGCATTTAAGTGCTCTGTGTCTAATTTATTGATTGACTCTGCAAGTAAACTAATTCCATACGCAGCAATAAATATAGCTGCACCCACAGCCAAAGCAGCTACCGCAAATGATAAAATTGATTTCCAAGCTCCACCAGCTGATTTACCAGCCTGTGCCATTCCTTTTGCGCCTTTTTTGGAACCTTCACCAGCTTGACCAGCAGCACTACCAGCCCCACTAGCAGCATCAGCAGCCTTTTTTGATTGCTCTGTTAAGCTGCTAAGTTGTGATGTTAAATTTTTAACATCACCGCCAAGTTTAGTTAATTGCATTGCAGCATTTGCCATTTGCCAAGTTTTCATTATCATAGTTAATTTAGCAATAACTGCAATACCAATTATAATATATGGCAAGAAGCCACCCATTTTATCATTTAATGATGATATTCCTTGCATTAAATCCTTGAGAGAAGTAACTAAAGGCCTAATCTGAATGGCAAAATCACGCATTAGTATATTGAAGTCTTCTTGAACTGTCATTTGGTTTTTTGTCAACTCTTCTAACTCTTCAACAGACATACCAAGATCTTCTGCTCTTTTTTGCATTTCTTCTTCTTTTTCAGAAGCAGCCCCCAATTGATCACCATAGACAGCAATAAATTCATTCCAGTTCTGAAACCCAGCCATCTCAGCAGCAAATTTTTTAAGTGGTGGAGACAAATTGTTCAAATCCATCCCTGCCCTACCAAAGCCTTCTCTCATTTTTTGGATTAGAACATCAGAGCCTTCAAAAGAGGATTGTAATAGTTCAAAGCCATCAAATAGTGGGCCACCAAGGACAGCATTTAGCTTTGCAGCTGTGCCAACAGCACCTTCCAATGTTTGGAATTTTTCTGCAGAAGCTGCCAATGAATCAATTGCAACACCAGTATTTTTTGAAGTAATTTCTAGATTTTTGAAAACTTCTATTGAGCGCTGACCGAATATTGAAATATGCCCTTGCATCTTTGCAAAATCTTCTGAAATTTCAGCAGCGCCTTTACCAACAACGCTGCCAAGATTAACAAAACTTCGCATTACTTCGCCAGCTTCTGGCCCTGCCATGCGCATAGTTTTTGTTAAAAAGTTGAAATTTTGCGCAGATGTTTCACTAGAAACACCCATTTTTTCTAGCATCGCAGTTGATGCAACTATTTCTTTCCTGGCAGCACCAGTCATATTTTGCAAATCAGCTGTTCGGTTTAACATTGTTGCCATGGATTTACCGGCATCTTCCATGCTTATCCCAGCATCATGATAATCTTCTTCTAAATTCATTAACTCTTTATCATATTTACCCATTGCCGCTGTTGCTTTATTGAAGTTAGAAATAGCCGTATCAGTCGCAAAAGCTAACATAATTGTCATTTCTTGCACTTTTAACAAAGAAGAGCCTAAAATATTAGTTCCAATTGATGTAAGATTAATACTACCAAGTAAACTAGTAACACCTGCTTTTGTTTGAATAGCAGCGGAAAAACTTCCCAATAAGGTATTTCTCCATTCACCAGTAACCCCAGCCATACGACTTAAACTACTGGTAAACACTTGTGAGCCATTAATGCTTTCATCTGTAATTGCTACATATTTTCTCATCCTAGCAAGTTTTTGCTCTTCAAGTGCAATTTGTTCTTTTGCTAATTCCGCATTTTCTCCATTCAGTTCAACTGACGATTTTAAAACATCTATTTCGCTTTCTTTTAAAAGCGCCATTTTTTCCATAAGAGATACTTCAAGAGCAACCTTTTCACCCTTGCTGGTAGCTAAGCTAATCAACTTTTCGTTATTAGCTATCTCATCCTTCAATAGATTAATTCTATTTGCTAATTGTGCTGCTCTTGTCTGGTTAGCTTTTATAATATCTTGAACTAACTTAAGACTTTCCGCCGTTGGATTATCAGCCATTTTGCTTAAAATACCTCATTATTTAAAGGGCCAAATTAAACCTGTTTCTTTTTCAAATTGCTTCACTGCTTTCTCAAGCTCATATTTATTATTGTATAATTGTGGAGAATTTAAATTATGTTTTCGCAATGATTCTAAATATGTTCTTTCTCTTTCCAATGTTCTAGCAAATGTACTAACTTCATTACGTGTTCCACGAATTTTTACATTTGATAAATCCATTCCAGCCATAATTCTTGACAATATGGCTTGAATACTCCAACCAAACATTGTCAAAAAACTTTCATCCAATTGGCCATTCTTGGCAACAGATAAATCAATTTCTATATTTAGCAATTCTTTATTCATTAATTGTAAGCCTCCAGAAATTATTCTAATGATAACTAGTTAGAAATTACTATTTTTAATAAGAAGAATTAGAAGGTTTGTTGGATGAAGCTTTTTTGATTGCTTCATTTTCACTTTCAATTTGTTTGGCTAGACGCTTTAGGAACCATTTTCTTAAGCCAATTGGTAAACTGTATACTTCCGTAAAAGACCAACCACCAAAATATTTCAATTGAAATATTTCTTCATACACAACTTTTTGAATATATTCACTGTTTAGGCCAAAAAAATTCAGCGCCTAGCGCAACCTCCATTTCTTGTTCATGCCCACATGCCTCACATGTAAAGTCTTGTCTCAAATTAACGGTTGGAACTACTTTTTCATACAAACCACGTAAGTAATATGAATCAAATGCTGGCATCATATCTACAAATTTTGAAATATAACCAGGCTCTCTATTACCATTAATAGAAACTGTAAACACTTTAATTTGATCTGTTTGCATAGATTCTGGTAGTTTCTTTTTGCGCTTTGTTTCAGTCAAATTAACCAAATGTTTCTCTTGCTTGCCATTAATTGGTTTGAATTCAAAAATCGCATTGCTTTTTGGCATAGTGGCCAAGAACGTATTGTTCGAAGACAATTGAACATCATATTCTTTATATGCATCTGCACCAATTACTTTTTGTGCTTCTCCTAAATCAACTTCTGTGTTCTGAGAAGTATTACAAGAAGGACACATGGCTTTTGCATTATATCCAGACCCATATGCAGATATCCTAGCAGCCAATATTATAGCATTTCTATCACCTGATAGCATATTGGCTGGCGAAACACATTCATCTACTATCAACCTTTCCATCAATCTCTCAACAGCAATCCCCTTTTTAATCAATGTCTTGGAAGACAATATGTCTTCATCTTTTGCTGTCATAAACTTAATTTCAACCGTATCCTTATTGTGCAATGGATGATCTTCTAAATAAAATGCACCTTTAGACGGCAATGCAACATGTTCTGTTGGAACTACAAAGTCAAATTCTTCTTTTTTGCTTATTTTTGCCGGGATTGGCAAATCTGGTTGGGAATGTGCGCCTAAACGCTCTTCACTGTTTCTCATAATCTCCTCTTAGGATTAATTTGTAAGGTTGGCCCAATCGTAACGTAGTGTTATTTCAATGTTTGTCAAGTTGTCCTGTTCGTAATCCAATTCACCAAATTTAACAGATTTAACCCAAGCATTATATAAAGTCCACTCTTCAACAATTTGTCCATCAGGATCAATTTGAACAATGCGCGGACTTCCTAGAACTTCAACAGCTTTTACCTTTGAGATAGTCTGTGTTTGCTCAGAATTGGTCGGAAAAATATACCCAGATGTTCTAAGTTTTTTAATCATTTGCTCTGAAGCATCTGGGTCAACTGGATCAACTAAAGTTAGTGCTATTTCTTGCCATTCAACCCTGCCAGGATAATAAAACGTATGATTTAAATACTTATGTGTAGCTTCTGTAACAGCATACCCAGGCTTGCCAACTTTCTTTACAATCCAAGTTGGAATCTCATTTATATATAAAACCCACTTATTAGCTCTTTTTGGCTCTACTTTTGGGCTTGACCAAAATGCATCACTCATCGTTTAAAGCTCCTTAAAAACTACAACACATTATGTATTAATTAGTTAATGTTCTCAAAAAATCCATTTAATCCTCAAAACTAGCACCAGAATTCGTAATTGTAAAATCAATAGCAATATATTCAATTGCTTTTGTGGGCTTCAGTAAAATTTTAGCATACATAATATTGCGATCGATCAAATCAGCCGTTGTGGTTGTTTCATCTAAGATAACTTTAAAATCATCTAATCCAAATCTAGTGCGAACATCAAACAAAAATGGTTCAACCACTCCCCTGAACCTATTCCATGTGGCTTGCACATTAGGCTCAAATAATAGCCGTGAAGCCATGTTGGAAATTTGCTTCTTAACATGGTTCATCAATCGACGTACATTAATTCTATCAAGTGCAGAAGGAGTTATTTGCAATGTCTTTTGCCCTAAAATAACAATTCCTTCAGCTGGAAAAGTTGCTATTGGATTAATATTTGCTTCATAAAGACGATCACGGTCTTTTACCATTAATCGTTCACGAACATTTATAACAGGGATTCCAGCAGCACCTTCAGTTAAACCACCTCTGGTGAAGCCAGCAACGGCAAACCATAACTCAGAATTTTTTTCAGCACTAGCAAAAGCTCCAAGCGCAACAATAGAAGGTGGAACCCACAAAGATGCATCACTAATAGTGTCTCTAATTTGAACCCATGGATAGTAGGCACAACCATAACTTGTGTTCAGAACCCTATTTCTTAAATTTGTAATTGCACTTGAGACACTACCCATTGTTTCAGATAGACCCTCAAATCTTGGTTCATAATCACCATCTAAATCTAACACTGCCAACGAATCTGCTCTATCTTCGCAGACTTGCAAAATTTGCGATGTAAGTGGTTCATATGTAATACCAGGTGCAGCTATCATATTACATTCAATAGATTCTGGGTCTGAAACAGAATCTATTGCTCTCTTAATTGTATTAAATACATAACTTGTTTTTTCTGTTTCAGTACCAACAAATTGTGAATTTCTAAATGGCTCAGCTTCTTTGATATTTAAGCCTTCAAAACCACCAAACATTGGAGCAACGAACCTATCAAAATCCAAATCCAAAACAGCAGCCCAACTTGAACTTATAGCTGTTAATGAAGTACCAGCGCGCCTTGAACCAGATGTATATGTTGCACCAACTGTTGAACCAGCTGTAAGTGGCACTAAATCATCTAATGTAAATAACCAAGGATATTCAGTTGTAATACCATCAGCAATAAATGAATCAATACCAGCAGGTTTGCTCCTAGTTAAATCTTTATAACTATCTTCAAACCTAGTAGACGAACCATTTCTTGAAGTATCAATACCAAAATATGCTTTAGTTGGATCAGCAATGTTGCCTTCAAAACTAGAACCTCTAAGTGCAATAGAAGGAAATTCAAATGACCCAGTAAATGCACCTTCAGTATGGACAAATTGTCCACTGATTGTCGGCCCATATGGCAAATTGCCAGATGCTTCAATAAATGAATTATTGAAAGAATCTAAAGTTTGAGCACCAAATGTTCCAGGAACAGTAGTTGAGCCAGAAAAAATCGAGAAACCTTTAAATCTAGGTGGGCCATATACGCCAAAAGGTAAATATCTAGGATTTGTAAGGCCAGCATCAACATCAGTATTCATTTCTACTCTAATGAATTTTGATAAATTTTGATAATTACCAAACCAAACATAACGTCTTTGTCTATCATCCCAAGTACTATATGTATCACCAATTTTCTTAGCTATATAATTTGGCGAATTGGGATTCAAATTACAGTTTGAAAATCGCTCAACAACCTTAATAGCGTTATCACTATCTGACGCCATACGAACAACAACAGAAAATGTACCATATTCATTATCTTCAGAAGTACTTACATTTAAATCTTGAATAGAAATCTTAAGATTGCCTTGTTCCCATTCGCCAGTATCAAGGGCAACGATTCTAAAAAGATTAGTCATGTTGCTAGGATTATAATCAGCGTAATTCGTTGACAAATCTTGCGAAAAAAACCATCCTGTTCGACAAGCTTGTGTTGCCATACGAAAATCAGAGCCTTTAACGCTTCCACTAGCTAAAGCAACAATATACCCAAAACATTTTGTGCTCAAATTGACATTAGATTCTAAATGGCGCTCAAACGTTTCACCAAGCCAATAATTTTTTAGTTGACTTGTATTGGTAATGGCAGTATTAGCTAATGTTGGATTAGTATTAAAAACTTTTCTGATATATAATTCAGAACTTGGACTAAAATTAAACCTCGTTCGCTCAACAACAACACCAGAAGAGTTTCTAACTTCACCAACAAATGTACATGTATTATCAGTAGATTCTATTAATGTTGCAGCTGAAGCAGTTGTATTAGAAGATGCTCTAATAGAGCCCGATAAAACAACAGCACCACTATCTAAATAAAAAACAGCAGCCAATGAACCAGTTGCATCAGAGTTGTCAGCCAATGAACCAGAATTGACAATAAAAAGACCAAACGCACCACCATTACTGCCAACGTCTAGCGCCTGGTCAGTTACTGTAGTTTGCCAACCAGCGTTTCCAGCTGTGACAGCATCTACATGTTCTGCGCCAAGTAAACGGACAAATGTACAAGGACTACTATTTCTTAACCAAGCCTGTACAGCATAAGGACCATATGTTGGGGCAACACTATTCCCATTACGCCAAACATCCCCACCTTGACCACCAGGAACAGGATTCCCAAAAATTTCAACAAATTCTGAAAATGATTCTACTTTTACTGGTCTTAAGCCAGGCCCACGTTGAGAACGGCCAATTACTACAGGACCAACAGCATTAGAAACATTAGGTAATTGAGAATTGTCTATCTCATTAATAAAAATACCAGGTGATACAAATTTAAATTTCTTCTCTGACATTTAAAAATCTCCTTAGAATAGAAATTTCTTCTCTATTTAAATAGTTTATTTTATTTTCAAATCCCGAAATTATTTTATTCTATGTATTGACCACGTTTATCTATGTGGTCAAGAACATCACCAAAAATAACATGCTCTCTTGGAATTTTTATCTCAACAGCGTTTTCGCGAATTACAATCTTGGGACTATCTTGATTCTTGTCTGCGCTTATTATATAACCTAAAACATTTGTTGATATTTTAGTTGAATATTTTCTCTCTTCTTCTCCGATGGTTGCTATATTATTATCCAATGACCACTCTTCACCCATAAATGCTTCATATCTATGATTTTCATGTGATATTGTAAAATAGTTTAATCCACCCGCAAAAGTTCCTATTTTTGCTAAAATATCATTCATTTGTTGTTGATATTCAGTATTAATATTAATTTCATAAACTATATCTAAATAGATTGGTATTGGTATAGATACGGTTTGGTAAACAATTTTTTTGTTTTCTCTCGGGAAATTTGGTTGCCTAATCATGCTTTTCTGTGAATCAGCATTTGCAAAATTTGCTGTTTTATCTTGTTGGATTTGTCTAGCTATGGTAATTACTCCACCCTTTTCATCGTTAACCGAATCCAAACCCGCATAAACAGTGCCCTTCTTATTCATTCGTTTAGCCAATGATTTACGTTCTATTGTCATAATTGGCAATATTAATTTTCCATTTTCATCACGTATTCTATGATCATTTTTCATATGATAAGCTCTAGATTGTCCTGCCCATAAGATTGGAACTTCTTTAAACCCCTTATTTGTCTCAACATGAATATTTAAATCATTGAGCCAGTTATAAAAAGCCCAATCAATGGTTTCAATTGTTGAAACACTAAATGAAATTTCTTTCAATAGAGGCTCACGTTCATCACTTGTTATGATTCTATTATATTTAACCATTTTTAAAACATATCTTACGATGCATCAAATAAACCTTCTCTGGCTCTAATGCATTGCGCAATAACCTCAAACTTGCTATCCACTTGTCCAAATAATCTTCTTGGAGAAGAAAGTGATACAATTTCAAAAAAAACATCACCATATTTCAAAAAATCCCCAATTGTCACTTCCAAATCTTGATCATCATTCAGCCGTCTTTTGTGAAAATTTACTGAAAGCAATCTTGTTTCGTCAATGCCCATTGCGCTTTCATATGAAACCTTTTCTTCACTATACTTAACAAGCGCATATACCCTTATTGGCTTTAAGAAATTTTTTTCAATAGCTTCTCCATACAACATATGGAAATTCGTTGTTCTTCTATCTAAAGGGTAATATAAAATTTGTTGACCGATGATGCATTCTATTACTTCATCGTTTAATTGTTTTACTAAATCTCTTTCTTTTTCGCCCAAAAAAAGTGGTGGTGGCGGTGAATCAGGTTGTTTCCATTCATTAGACATAAATAATGATTAACCTTTAAATATTACCATTGGTATTGATTTGTTGACTTTCTCAGCATTTTCAACCTTCGCAGCATCACGTTCAGCCATTGCGGCATAAGTCAATTCATCCAAAATAGTCTTAAATTCTTCACGCAACTTTTCCTGTTCATCTTTTGCTTGCGTGATCAATTCAGTACCATTTAAGGTAATGTTTTCTCCAGGTATTGGAATAGTGGCAAATTTGGAACGCACCAAACCCAACATTTCTTTACATAATGAGGTAGCATATCGTCTTATCCAATGCTTGCCTATCGAATTAATGTTTTCATAGGGTATATTTGAAAATGGCGCAGTTCCCAAATTTGCCACACCATTTACACCAGTGGTTCTATCTTGGTCTTCTTCCCATGAGTCTCTTTGTATTGTGAATTCAAACCACATGCCATCTGGAGCAAATGTAGTAGGAGCCGGATAAATTAATAATTTGTTATTGCGAATTTCATATGAATAATGTGAATATCTTGTATATAGGGCATCTTCAAACGCCATAGCTTGTAATTTATTTTGCCACACTGGTACGACTTCGAACGTGGAGTCATCAGCATATTGGCCATAACTACTCATATTACCAAGCACAGCCAATGTTCCATAATAACCAAAAAATCTCCACGTTGATTCAGGTGTTTTATAATATATACGTTTTATCTGAACTTTCTTATTTCCAACCAACCCTGCATAATCAACACCACCAGCCAACGAAGAAGCTGACAATATCGTCTGTAAATCATATGCTTGCTGATAATGAACAAGACTGAAAGATGCTGAATAAACGGTTTCATGCCCACCAACACCACCACGACCAGCATTCTCACCAGCAAACTCATTTATTCTCTTAATATAATTAAATTGAGCTTTTGGATACAAAACTTCAACGTGCCCAGGTCCACTTGATTGGTCCCCATCATGATCAAATGAAGCAGTTGTATTACCAAGTATATCAGATAATATATTCTTGCCATGATGAATGTTCATCAAATATGAATATTCTAGCACAGCATTTTCATAAGCAATGTAAACATTTGCTGACGTAAGCTCAATATCCAATATGTTGCCGCCAAGCTTATAATATACTTCTGATACTTGACTTGCAGCGCCTGATAAAAACTCTACAGAATTAACATAGGTATCATATACCAAAATAGTAGCTATATCAGATATATTACCAGTAGCTGGCAATACAATACTGCTAAGTTGTGATCTAGGCGATAATTCTACACAAGACATATCCAATTCTCCTCAAATTATAATTAGTTTACCAATTATTAAAAATTCTATTGACAAAACGAAATAAACAACTATACTTATAAGTAGAGTATTTAAGTGCCAGAGAATAAAAATAATTAAATGGGATTGTAGTTCAATTGGGAGAACACCTGGTTTGCAACCAGGAGGTAGCGGGTTCGAATCCCGTCAATTCCATATTAAATCAAAAGGAGAAACATGGGCGATATAATTTTATCATTATTAATTATAGTGGCAGGGATAATATTCATTTTAATAAACATACGTTATAAAGGAGACAAAAAATGACGAACGAACTAATACAATATATTCGCGATGATTGCAGCAGACCATTTGGAGTACTTGTGGCTCAAAAGCAATCAAATGATGCTGTGGTGATTGGTTGGAGCATCTGCAATGAAAAATATGATTTTTTCTCAAAGGAACTTGGAAAAGAAATTGCTAGAGGTAGAATTAAAGCTTGGCGCAGCAATACTCGTATTCCATCTAAAATTGCTTTTAATATTGTTGGGTTTGCCTCTAGAGTCAAAAAATATTTCAGAGCCAAAGAAGTACATATTTATGGCGCAAATCAATAAAGTATTGTCTGTCTTGCGGCATTGAATTGTCTAAAAAATAATAAAAGGAGAAGTGGCCGAGTGGTTTAAGGCAACGGTCTTGAAAACCGTCGAGTGTAAAAGCTCCATAGGTTCGAATCCTATCTTCTCCGCTTATACAATTGCTCTCTAAACATCCCAACCAAAGAGCGTCTAACTTCTTTGTTCTCTTTCTTTTTATACAGCAAATCAATGAATTTATTGATATCGGCTTTTTCCAATCCCGAACTTGACAATGGTTCTATTAGTGTATAATTACCAGAAAATGTTTCATAAATGATTACACTTGGTTCATGTATTGTAGCACACTTAGCTAATAAACTCCATATTTCTTCAGTTTGATTCGCCCATTGTTCTTTTCCCACCATTTTTGGGTCAGGACCTTCGTAATTAAAAGCATTTGCAACCCTAATCCACAAGTGTTCATTTATTAAATATGCAATATCGTCCTCATGTTTACTTTTACTTTTCCAATCTGGATCATATTGAGAAAGCCAATCTTTCGCAAATGTATAATGATCTGTATATCCAGATAATTCGCCTTTACCCATTTCTAAAAATGTACCGTGTTCGTCAATCCATCCTGCCGAATAACTATCTTGAGAACAAAGGCTGGCTTCACTAAGAATGTATTTTTCCCAAAACTCAAAAAGTCGTTTCATCTATTTATATTCTCCTCTTAAAACAAAACTAACTATAAATAGAATAATAAAACGGAAAATAAAGAAAATATCAAATATGCACCCACGTTTTTCTGTTAATGATATCTTTGATTGTCGAGTATGAAATACTAAATTCGTTGGCCAATTGTTTTCTTGAGTGTTTACCTAAATTAAATAAAGTTCTTATTTGCATAACTTGAGATTTGCTTAGCTTTGATTGAGAATTGTTTTCACCAGTGCTAAACTCTGCCAACTTCTTTCTAACTGCTTTCGAAAGCTTTCTTCCATACATGGGATTATTTTTGCCAGTATTCAACTTGGATAATTTTTCTTTTGTTTCGTCATGGGTTATTGCTTTGTAGTTTTTATCATAGTTGATAAAATTATATCCCTGCTTTCTATCGCAAGTATTATATTTTTTTATATAAAAAGCTTCCTTTTCAACTAATACATCAACATTTGATACTTTTTCTAATACAGAAAACTTGAAAAACTCTTTCCCATATTTATTATATGCATTCTGCAAATGTTTATTTATGTGCTTATTTTTCTTAAGCATATTTTTATGTTTTTGCCATCTTTTTTTAATGTTCTTTGACATTCCTATATATTTTTTATTATTTACCGCATTTTTAATCTCATAAATACCAGGCATAATATCTCCTTTGGTTAATTAAATAATGTTCATTAACAATTTAACCACTATGATAAAATATGTCAATAATTATTTTAGATTTAAATAAATATGACCCTTGTAAAAACAAAGGTCATATTGCCCCAAATTTATTTAATTATTTGGATTGATTAATTAATTACCAAGAAGATCCTGAATAACCACTAATCCATATGCATCAGGTCGCACCATGCGTGTAGCATATCTTGTCAATAAGCCCTTCCTTGGCACGAATGAATCAGGATCTAACAAAAGTGGAGTAAGTTGCAACGGAACATATGGTGCATAAACATACCCAGTTTCAAGGAAACTTGCACCCTTGCGGCCAATAAGAATAAGGTTGCGTGGGAAATAAGGATCAACATACACATCCCACTTGCGTGAAATTGCGCCAACCTTATAAGCACCGGCAGAACCCTTGACAGCATCAGGACCACTAATTTCCGCTCTAAACCCACTTGTGAACTCAAGGATATTGGCAACTTCTGGCCCACATACCAAGAATGTCGCACCGCCGCGCAACATACGTCGTTGAATCTGAGCACTAATGTCATTCACAGTTTCCAGTAATGTCTCATACCATTCAGATACTGTACCAGTGAACTCAGGATACAAAGTGCCAGCAACAGATGCGCCAGTATCGCGCTTAATAAAGTTGCCAGGTTGACGACTCCAATAATATGTTCCAGCTGTAGCACCTTTAACCAAATCTTCAACAATTTCACGATCGATTTCAAGTGCAACATGCTCTGAAAGAACTTGAGTCAATTCAACTTCGGCATCAGTGTTATGATACGCTTGCAAATCTTGACCAATTTCAGGTGTCCACACTGCTTTCAGCTTCTTTGTCACAGCAGTAATACTAATAGCGTCTACCTTGATATCAATCTCAGGAATGCCACTATTGTTTTCCAAACCCCAAGGAGTTGTTCCAACAATTCCACCAAGAGCAGAAGCATTTGTAAAATTGTCAACAATGACAAAACTGGCTGAATCAGCAGCGTCAAGCGAACTCGAAAGTTGGTTTGTGGTTTCTGTAGTAGCAGCAGCAACGACAACAAGATAGTTAGCACTATTCAAAGGATCAACAATAGTCAATCGCCTTTGCTGGCGACCAGTAGCATGATTCAAGTGAACAGTGATCAAGTTCTCAACAGACAAATTGGTTAAACTGGCTGTAGGAATTGTAGCAACTGCAACCAACGAACCACTGAGATCAGGATCATAACGAACCAAACGATCACCAAGAGCCACATAGGCAGCAGTTCCAGTATAAGCACCACCAACTGTGCCTGATGCAACAATTGTAGTAGTAACTGCAGCGCTTGCAGTAGGTGAAGAATAGCCTTGATTCAAGTTGTAGAAACTCTTTTCAGCACTTGCTCCAGTTAATGAAACACCAGCCGCAATCTGAGAGCCAACAGCACCTTGACCAAACACAGACTCACCAGCAACATACCCACCAAGGCGAGAATTTGTATAGGTGAAATCCATGAAGAAAATTAAGCCAGTAGGCAAACTCATAGGCTGGACAGACACTAAATTGTTGGCAATTAGTTGGCCAAACACACGTCGCACAATGGGAAAAGCAACAGCCGCAAAACCTTCAACATCACCACCTGACATAGTTGAAGCCTCACTGAGTAACTTGCCTTCCTTTAACATTTGTTTCGACATTTGCTCTGCTTGGTTTTCAAGCAAACGAGCCATGTTTTCCCTATCTTGCTCAGCAACAATACCTTCTAAAAGTCCAGTCTCTTCCCATTTTGATAAAATAGCCGCACCATCTTTCCTAAGATCGCGACTAACGATATTTTCAGATAATCTCTTTAATATACTCATATTGCATCACCTTCCCTTCTTATGTTATTTCTTTTCTAACCCAGCCAACTTGAGCATTCTCGATTTAACAGGATTTACCTTTTTCTCTTCATTATTATTTGAATGAAGAATTAGTGAAGAAGGGGATTTTCCAATTACTTCGCTAAGTGATTGTTTGTCTTTCTTAAAAGAAGACTGCACCGCGCTTTGAAGTGTTTCGAATACAGTTTTGGCTTCTTGAATTGTTTGCGAATTAGAAATTTTTTCGACAATTTGTTTCTTTTGCCGCTCATTCAAAGAGTAATTTCCTAAAGCTTTATTTGTATAAAGCAATCTAGCATTAACCAAATTTACTTTTTCAATATAATTTTTCATTTCTAATATTATATCTTTGTATTTCTTGTTCTTTTCTTCCAACTCTTTTTTGTTATTCTTTAAATCTTCATATAATTTCTTATGTAATTCTAATTCTTTTTTGTCCTTTTTGCTCTTTTTGGTTTCATTCTCTTCTTCTACTTTTGCAATAGCAACAGCAACCTCAAGAGCCTCTTGGCCATCAGAATCAGGAGTACCAAGCCACCCACTTTTCTTAAAATGCATTGGGTCTAAATCAACAACTAGAGCTTCTGCTAGCTCTTTCAATGTTTCTTCGTCAAGCTCTATTTCATCATCTTCCTCTTCTATTACTTCATTCAAATCTTCATGCTCAAGTATTTCATCTGAAGCTTCTTGACGTAGCATTTCTTGCATTTGTCGTCTAAGCTCTGGAAGATCAATTTCAATAATTTCCTCTTCATCTAGTTTTGCCGCCGAAAGAGGAACCTTTCCCAACATATCTTCTTCCTCTTCTTCGTCTTCTTCATCACCAAGAACTTCTTCGTCACCACCAAGAAGTTCTTCGTCAGAAAAATCTTCATCATCAATAACTTCTTCGTCACCAAGAGGTTCTTCACCTTCCCCACTTTGCTCCAATAAAGCAAGCACAGCTTCTTTTATCTTAGGAGCATATTTTTCAACAACTTGTTGTTCTGCATTTTTTAAAGCTGCTTCTTTCAATGCATTCGCATCTATTACCGCTTGTTCTAACATTGTGGAACCCATCATCATTCTCCTATTATTCTAAACAGCTTATTAATACTAATAATAAGTAGTTCATTAATTATGTAAATTCTAATAAATTAACGCATTTGGCCAAAACTAACTTCCCATGGAATACAAATACCACCAGACAAACTTAAAAAATATAAATTGCCAACTTTTATTATTTGATTTGGCATGGCGTCAACACGCAACAAACAAAGCGCTCTATAATCTAACAAGCCTTTTCTCCCTGTTGTTGCTTTAGTTACTATAACACTTTCTAAATCATGAACTCCGCTTGCAGATAAATCTGCAAATTCCCAAAATAATGGTTTATTTCTATGACTAAACACCGCACCTTCTATTCGCGTACCACCACTATCAAAAAATTGTATTTCAATACCACCCCCATGAATATTAGTAAATGGAGTTAAAGAAATTATTGATAATAAAGATTTTTTTGTATCAGCAGGATTTGCCATTTGAGTAAAATTTAAAGCTGATGCATGATCATCTAAAAATATGGCTAATTTATCCATCATATCAAATGGAGCAACTTCTTGAGCAACTGATGCAATCCATATATTAGCTGTACTAGTATCAAGAACAAATCTTAAAGACCAACCAGCTGTTACTAAAGTAATCCCTGCTTCATTTCGTAAATACATTCTCTGAAACAAATAGCTACCAGCATCAGAACACCATGTACTAGTATCTTTTGGATTTACAGTATCAGAAACAGTTGCCCAAGTTGTACCATTTGAAGAAGGATTATATGCTATTCTTAAAGCGCCCGCATTTGTTGTGGAACCTGCATAGCAATTATTTGCATTTATAACGCCTGAACCATAATGAAATGCTATTTGTGCCCCACCAGAATGTGTTAAAACCATACAAACAAAAGTAGAATCGTAAATTTGATTTTGCGTTAAAGACCAATTACTGTTTGCGCTTGTAATTGCAGTAGCAATTTCAGCAAACTTAGCTTGAACTGCAGCGCCTGTACTAGCAATAGTTGTTCTGTTATAAACTATTTTATATGCATATGCCATAAATTCATTGCCTCTTTATTTAAAGGTCTTTAAATTACTTTCCCATGGAATTAAAATTCCATTTGCAATATGCAACCAATATTCGTCATCCACATTTTTAATAATAACATTTGGTAATAAATCTTCACGCGCAGACAACAAAATACGAGGGTCTAAATATCCTTTAATATCATTACTTTCGCGAATCACCTTAATACGCTCAAGACGCTCACTATCACTTGTGCTTTCTAAATCTGAAAAAATCCAAGTAAATTTATCATATGGAACTTCGAATTCACCGCTTTCAACAATTGTTCCATTTGCTAATTTATATTGTACCTGTAAAACATCATTACCTGGTGTTTTATCTGAAATGGTTTCATCTACATGCAATCTTGTTGTCATAAAAAATGATTTTTCAGCATCACCTGTATTATACATAGTACTAAAATTTGATGTATCTGTGGCATCATCTACAAACATTGCCATATAAATTAAATAGTCGGAAGCAGTTAGGTTGCTTGTGATTAAAGTTAAATTCGCTGAAGTTGAATCAGCCATTACACGCATTACCCAACCAAAAGTTCCAAAAATCGTTGATGTATTTGAAGTGTACATTCTCTGAAACAAATAGCTACCAGCATCAGAACACCAAGTACTAGTGTCAGTAGGGTTTACACTATCATTAATAGTAGCCCAAGTTGTACCATTTGAAGAAGGGTTAAAAGCTAACCACAATATATCAAGATTCGTTGTATCACCACCATAAGAATTACTAGCATCTAAAGCATCTGATAATTGAACAACAAAAGCAATCTGAGCACCATCAGCATGCGTTAAAATCATTCCACATGAGTTAGTATTGTAAATAGTATTCTGTGTTAGTGACCAATCGCTATTAATACCTATGATAATATCAGAAATTTCAGTAAACCTACCTTGGATTCCCGACAATGTTAATGCAGCTGGGTTGTATACAACACCATAATTCCAAGCCATTTTAAACTCCTATGTGACTGTCCATGAAGAATCCCATGGAATCACCATTCCGTTTGCTAAATGTAATGAGCCACTAGAATTTAGCGTCTTTTTAGTTGTTACGGCTCCCTCTCTTATCCACGCAACATTGCTAGAACTTATTTCACCTTTCATACCCTGTGCTCTAATACAAATAGACATAGGAGATAAATACCATGGTTGAGAAGGATTATAGGTGGCTAAATTATCTCTATCATCAATTGCACCATACGCTTCATCATCATCAGCGAGCAAAGTGAGACTAACATAATTACCATTTCTATCAGCAACTTGCGCAGAAACTGCATCATTATCAGCTAATTGGCTGCCACCGTCAAAAGATATAATAAAATCACCTCTTGAATCACCTGGCCTCATTGACCCTGTGCGATACATTGAGCCATCACTTCCAGTGCCAGAATCAGAAAATAAAACCACTGAATATGCATTGCCTGGTGAACCAACTGTGTCTTGAAATTCCACAAACAATTTTGCATATGTATCATCTACAAGCCAATTAAATTTTCTGTTAGCAGTTCTTACATCAACATTTTCTACATTATGAAATTTGGTCGCACCAGCATCTGAGCACCAATTTGTAACATTTGGTGCGCTAGCTGTATCATATGAGCTGGTGCTAGCACTTGGATTCCACGAAAAATAAACGCGATCATCATCACCATCATTACCATCAGCAAAGTTAGTATAAGGCGAACCATCAAATGGTGATAAGCCAGTTCCAATTACTGTTGCCAATTGTGCGCCATCTGTATGTTCTATGATAATTAATGCATAATTTGTATTATATAAACCAGCATATGTTTCCGACCAATTAGACGAAGATTCTGTTATGACACCTACCATTTCACGCATCTGCGATAAATAAATATTTATATCATCTGCATGAGAAGCGTAACTATAAGATGCTGTTGTCCATGCCATGTGTTAAGGCTCCGTTACTTCAAGGATTTCATTGACGCCCAAAAAATATCCTTCTGAAACTGCTTCTTCATCAGTAATGACTACTGAACCAGAAAGAAATAATGATGAAGACGTGTCAATGCGATCAAAATCTATATAAATCCAACCAAATTGGCCCATGTATTAAGGCTCCGTTACTTTTAAAATTTCGTTAACACCTAAAAAATATCCTGTAGTAACTATTTCACTATCTGTTATTGCAACAGATCCAGATAAAAAAAGTTGTACAGTTTCAGCAGCTGGTTCAGAAGTGCTAGCATCCAATAAAGAAAAATCTCTAAAGCATTTAAACTCAATTAAACTTTTTGCATATGTCTTTTTCTCTATTCTACTTATGTGCGCTGGCATTATTCTTGAAATCCATAAATTTGAATTGTTACTGTAATATCTTTCCCAGCTTTACCTTGTATAGTATCGTTTTGATCAGTCATCACAATTCCAGGTTTACCAAAATCCATAAATATTGTATCGCTAGCACTAACATTGGTATTCAAAAACATATGTTGATCTAATGCTAAATCTACTGCACTTGAATTGTCTGGCACATAATACAACTTAACATTGCATGCTGCAGTATCAGAATTATACAAAAATATTTGTTGCACATAAGTTGTTGTGCTAGCTGGATTAATAACCAAAGAGCTTGTTACATCATCTACATATTGTATTTCTAATAAGCGTTTAGCTGTTAAAGCCATTTAAATTCTCCTAAGAACCCATTGCCCAAACTTTTGTCAATGTTAAATCAGCAGCTGCTAATTCACTCCAAGTTGTTGTTCCACCACATACATAAACTTTACCATTTGTTGAATCTAGAGCTAATGTTCCTTTCGATTCAGATAAAACACCACTTGGATCAGCATTAACTTCCAGAACTTTAATATCTCCCAAAGTTATTTGGTGCACAATAGCCATTTATCTCTTTTTAAAAACAGTATCGACTTCAGCACAAAACACTTCACATTGTTCTTTTAAACCATGAAGTTCTTTTTTAAATTCTTCATTAGAAATTTCCAGTTCTTCAATATTTTTCTTATATTCTTCTATGTCTTTTTTAAATTTTTCAACTTCTTTTTTACGTGTTTGTTCTTCTTCTTCTAGCTTCTTAATTTTCTTATCTTTAACTTCTACAGAAGCTACAGCAACTGTTACAATTTGCATCGCATTTGCAACGCTAATATGCGAAATTGGTTCACCTTCTAATGGTAAAACGCTTTTCTTAACGGCTTTCGTAATGTGTTCTAGTGCTTCCTTTGAATCCATGTTTAACTCCTAAGATAATCTAGTTGTTCGCAATATACCATCCCAATTAATTGTTGTACCTGCTAATCCAGTTACAGATACACGCACATCATTATTATTTGTTGTAAATGTACAATTCAAATTTGTATTTGTTCGATAAGTATAATCATCTTGAATTGTTCCCAAAATTGCACCAGCACCAGTATTATATGCCATCACTGTTTTTATAAATCCTGCAAAACATGAATTATCGTTTGCTCGCGCAGAAACTTCCGCTTTTAACATAACTAAAGAATTGACCGCTATTGAGGATGCTACTAATGTATATTGTGTAGCATCAGTAGTTGAATATTCTTCAACATCACCTATTTCTGTGACCAAAGAAGAATGTTCTGAGGTAGTTATATCATCTGCTCTAAATGGCATGAAATATTCCTTTATCTCTAAATAACATTAATAATTAGTATTGTAATTTATTTGTTTCCTTTAAAATAAAAAAATCAGTTGTATATGATTAGACTCAGTGCGCCAATTCCAGTATCAATCTGAAAATTGCCAGCACGAAAAATTAATATTCATTTTTAAACCTCTGCTCTGTTTACACTGGAATCTTCGATTCAGTTACACGAGCAAAAGCCACCCAATTTATTGTTTTAGACGCTTGTCCTGTTACTGTAATCGTGACACAACCTGTGGTCGTTTCGACACTAGCATTTGCATCCCACACACCAGAATTATCGTTGCCTATGACAGTTTTCAACACGCCACCCACCAAAGCAGCTGTTGCTTCTCCATTGGCCTTGTCTGCGCAAAACTCCAGTTTCCAAGCCGCGCTTTCATCGACCACATCACTGCGACGTGCTATAACATGAACAGACACCAAGTTGGCGCTGTTCCACTGCATTTTGATACGGTTCGTATTACCGTTGGGAACTGCGCCATCCAAAGTAACCTCTGCTGGCGTGGCATTAGTGGTTTGACGCCGCAACACCATCGTTGAAGATTGTGCATCTCCAGCCGAGCCAAACATACCAGATGCTTGTGCTATTGCACATTGCATGAATGTGCGGGATTCCTTACCGACTGCTAGTCCATTAGGCGCATAAGCCTGTGTACTCTGACCCATAGCCAGAGCATTAGCAGCCCATGCCGTTGTTTGATTACCAAACGCAACAGCACACGAGCTTTTGGCCTTTACGCCATAACCAGATGCAAATGAAGTCAATCCAACATTAGTACCATCCCATTCAGTATCTAATGCAATACCTGAGCGAAAAGCCGATCTTGCTGGGCTCCACGTCATACGTACACCTGCGCCCAAATTCGGTGTGTCACCAACACTACCATCACATACTACGGCACCAACTACACGCAATTTTTCAGTGCCCAACATAGTTGCAACGCCAATTGCAACATCATCATCGCTTGCATCCAATCTCACAACTGTGCCATCATCTGTCCAACCACTCGTTCCGCCAACTGATAAATCATTCAAAGTATTTAAAGCTTTTTGAACTGTATCGTCAGCCGAAGAAAGATTGTTATCGAAATTAGTTGTATCAGCAGAAACATCAGAAGCTAAATGGGTATGACCTATCAACGAAGAGCTTTGTGCAGAATCATATACTGTCATCCACTCTATATCGCCAGTTAGCGGCGAAGATACATTAATTGTAAATCCACCAGATACTTTATTAGTAACCCAAGTTGATATACTTTCTTGTGCTGCCAACATAACAGAATAATCAGTTCCAGAATATGCTTCTGTGAATGTAATTGATGATGTATAAGCAGAGTCAAAAGTTGCTCTGCCAATTTTAAATCTTGCGCCATCCATTTTACTATCAGCATATGCCTTTGTTGCTGCATGATTATCAGATACTGGAGTTGCTACAGTAGTAATGCCTGATTCAGCATCTAATGTGCCACTTACAGAAATAAGAATGTCGTTTGCTCTAAAAGCCATTGAAATACCCTCATATTTTCAATTGAAAATAAATTAAAAATGAAGACCAAAAAAATTTTTCAAAATAAAACCGAAAAGCTACCATTTAAATTAAACTCAAATTATAAATTATCTAAATAACATCTTCAACAATATTATTTGCAGACATATTTTGCATTGTGCCATCATGACTATTAGCACTATTATCTGTAATCGTGGGATATGTATCATTATCACCCATACGCCACCAAGCTACCAAACTACTTACTGCGCTATGTGTTAACAAATTAGATGGTGCGCCAGCATTATAAATTTCTGAAACTTCATCAGCGGTTAATTCTTTATCCCAAACAGAAACTTCATCAATGTTGCCATTCCATAGTTCTCCTGTTGATGTTTTTGATCCAATGATAAATGGATCATCATTTATTATTGTATCATTTAAAGTAGAAGCATTTGTATGTGTGGCTACAGATATTCCATCCACATAAACAGAAATACCACCTGGTGTGCTAGAGCCATCATAGGTTGTAATTACCTGGAACCAATTAATACTATCAATAATATCAGCTGAAAGGGCCTCAACATATAAAGAAGTTCCATTATTGCCTCGCATATGTAAACCAGGATTGCCACTAGAATCCACTCTAAAATGGTATCCAGGTTGGTGCCGCTTACCCAAGATTGATCTAGAGCTAGAAAACCCTTTCACCCAAGCAGAAAAACTAAAAGAATCAGTACGCTCAAAATCAACTGCTGCAACATCTCCAATTAAAACATATTCATTAACCCCATCAAATATTGTACTATACGTATTTAAAAATCCAGATGGCGCTTGTTCTGCTACGTTATCAATTTTGCCTAAAATTCCTGGAACTCTCCCACGACGCGCTGTGTTCATAACAAACCCCACTTTCTTTGTTCAAACATTCTCATCAGTCCAATCAGTCCAATCAGAAGTAGACAAAATTTCTAAAATTTCTTCATGATTATATTTAGTATAATTGTTGAAACATGCAGGTTCAGAACCATTATATTTCAAAATTGCTAAAGTTTCGTCCAGCGATTTACGTAACGTGGCAACACTAGTTTGTATTGCGGATTCAATCATTTCTTCTGTTATTTCATTAGCAGGAATTATTACATAAACATTATTAATATCTGACATTTTTAAAATCTCCTTAAAATATCATTATGATGAAATTAATTTAATATCACTTGGCTCCATATTTATCATTGTACCATGACTACTATTTGTACTATTGTCATTAATTGTAGGATAAGTATCACCATCGCCCATTCGCCACCATGCACACAAATTTGCTGCCATTGATAAATCAAGCAAATGGGTTGGATCACCTCCATTGTATATTTCAGAAACTTCATCAGAGTTTAATAATTTATTCCAAATTGAAATTTCATCAAGCTCACCTTGGTAAAAACGATTAGTAACTTGTTTCCCAATTTTAACCGTTGTTGCAGGAAGAAGAATAGAGGAATCAAGACCATTAATCTGTATTGTGCGTGATGCTAATGCGCCATCAACATAAAAATTTATACCATTACCAGATTGGTTTCCATTATATGTTGTTACTAAATGGTGCCAAGTACCATCACTAACTTCGCCATTACATTTACATGCAATCTTAGTACCATTTGATCCTATTAAACGCAAAGCCACTTTCCCTGCACCATAATCAAAATTCAACATCCAACCAGCACCATCAACATAATTAGTGCTTGTTGTTTTAGCAATTATGGTAGCCTCCACAGTTTCAATAGAATTTTTTAATAATAATGAAATACTAAATGAATCAGTACCTTCAAACCCTAACTCAGAAGCTACACCACAATCTATATATTCATCAATGCCATCAAATTGTATGCTTTTAGCGCTATACAACGATTGCATAGCTAATGGATCAATTAAGCCTAAATTACCAGCTATTCTATCTCGTCTTGATGCGTACATAACATTGTACCCCTATTTATATATTGGTATTTATTTAGATTATTTGTAGCCATTATATTATATACAGATAAATTAACAATAATTCTCAACTAATAAAACATTAAATTAAGGGACATCAGACACTATATCCGCTAAATCCATATTAATTGTAAGACCGTGTTTCGTGTTGCCCGAATTGTCTAAAATTGCTGGGTAAGAATCTTCATCACCACAACGCCACCAACTTATTAAGTTAGCTGCTGCGCTATGCAAATTTAAAGCTACTGGTGTACCACTGTTATATAATGAAGATAATTCACCAGAAGTTAAAACTTTATTCCACACAGCAGCTTCATCTAGCCCACCACTCCAAAATGCAGCTGCCCCATCATTAGCACCTAAGCAAAAATCTGTAATAGCCAATGATTCAATGTCACCAGTCAAATTATCTTTTACCACGGCGCGATCAGTTTCTACATTATCTAAATACATATGCATGCCAGCAGCAGTTGAACTACCGTCATATGTCATAGCTGCCAAATGCCATGCACCATTATTATAAACACCTGGAGATGCAGCAAAATTAACTTGTGTACCATTTGTTGTAGAACTAGCTAAAACAAAAACAAATACTGCAGAAGCTGGCGCATAACTTACTGAATAGCCTCTTGTTGTGCCAGATGATAAGCGCGCAGATATTAAAGTTCGCCCACCACCACTAGCAACAACAGTTTTAAACCACACAGCCAAACTGAAAGCATCTGTGCGAGCAAATTTATGAATATTGCCCATATTAACAAATTCATCAACACCATCAAACACTAATGATAAAGAATTGGTAAAAGCTGATGAAGTAGAATTACGATCAATCAACCCTGTATTTCTATCTCTTCTAGTAGCATACATTTTAAATTCCCTCACTAGTTACTTACGTAATTCTATTAACAAATCCTACCACATTAACAACATTAGTTGTTGCGGAAAATGCTTTCACAACCAAAGAATTTGTTAATAATAGTCCCGGCAATACCAAAACTAAACCTGATTCAGCTGGAATGCCAACTTCAATTTGATCATCAGGATCTGATGTACCGCCTAATTCAATGGTGAGTTTTTTAGAAGTTGACGCCGTATTACTAGCCCATAACCATATTTCATCAGTAGATGAAGCATGTGCAGTATGCACAGTAGTACCAGCAGACCCAGTTGCTGCTATTAAAATTGGACGTCCATCTGTACAAGCGCTTAAAAGTTGTTTTGTAAATGTAGCCATATTGTTTCCCTCTTAAGTAAATATTTGTGTAGCCAATATATTATTGGCATCATCAACCGCAGTGCCACCACCTACCATATTATCCAAAGTGTCCAAAGCCTTTTGAACAGTATCATCAGCAGAAGAAAGATTGTTATCAAAATTAGTTGTACTAACTGTTACTTCTGTTCCTAAATGGGTATGACCTATCAATGAAGAACTTTGTGCAGAATCATATACTGTCATCCATTCTATATCACCAGTTAGTGGTGAAGATACATTGATTGTAAAACTCCCAGATGCTTTATCAGTAACCCAAGTTGATATACTTTCTTGTGCTGCCAACATAACAGTGTAATCAGTTCCAGAATATGCTTCTGTAAATGTAACCAATGATGTATAAGTAGAACTAAAAGTTGTTCTGCCAATTTTAAATCTCGCACCATCCATTTTACTATCAGCATATGCCTTTGTTGCTGCATGATTATCAGATACTGGAGTTGCTACAGTAGTAATGCCTGATTCCGCATCTAATGTGCCACTTACAGAAATAAGAATGTCGTTTGCTCTAAAAGCCATTGTGATCCCCTCATATTTTCAATTGAAAATAAACTAAAAAAAACGAAGAATAGAAGACAAATTTTTAAATAAAATTGAAAATCCATCCATAGTGAGCCCTAACTAAATTATTTTTACATTTCACCAATAATTACTATTCTTAAAAATTCACTTAAAATGGACCACTATGAACCTAAATCCATAGTGGTCCATTTAGATTAATGAATTATAAGTGTTTAAGTGCCATCCAGTGAATGTTTTTACCAACAGCTAAACTATCTGAAAAACTAAATGTGACAGTTGTTGCATCTTTTTGCGAAACCCACACATTGACATTATCATCAGAAATAGCTGTTGCAGTATAATTAGCTGTTCCAAGACCATGAGTTACTGCATAAGAAGAAATAGCAGACCCTGCAACTGTGTATGTTGAACCTGTGATCCTATCACCCTCAACAGCTGTTGATGCAACTTTGCCATAAGAAACTGACATAACACCAGCAGTACCAGCAAGCCCAGTTCCAACCGTTGCATTAACTATATCCGCCCATGATTCTTTCTTTGTGCTACTATCAGTAGCATCAATAATAACCAATGAATCAGTGTCAACAGCAATAGTAGCAGCTTCTAAATTATTTAAATCTAAACGTAAATAATCGTTATCTAGATCTAATCCACCTGTTGCGCTAAGATTAATTTGCAAGTTATCACTGCCATCATCTACTAACCCAGCGCCAGCAAAATCAGCTGGTTCAATATCTAATACCCAAGCATTAGCCCCAGCTTTTAAACCATCACCCGCTACTTCTGATGCTGCTACATCAACACCAACAAGCGCAGTGCCATTATATGAGAAAGTACCAATCCCATTGCCGCCTGTTAAAGCATTTGTCAAACCATTAGTATCAATTGAAGTCGAAACATAATTATAAAGCTGTAGCATTGTATGATATTTTAATTCATTGCTATCGCTAATATCATTAAAAAGTACTCTATCAGTATCTGCCAGAGCTTCAGTCGCTGCCGTAGCATTCATTGCTGTTACAGCTAAATAATCATTATCAAGTTCTAATCCGCCAGTCGCACTAAGATTAATATCTAAATTTGCAGAACCATCAGCAACCAAACCATTACCAGCTATATCAGCTATATCCAAGCCAACACCATTTACTGTAACATTAACAGCTTGAATATTTGCGCCAGTAGTTGTATCTGGGTTAACTGATAAAACAGAACCAGCACCACCAGCAATACCATTACCTTGTGCGGCAAGACGTAAACCTGTACTAACTTCTAAACCTGTACTAGCATTAACTTGTATGTCATTTGCATTAATTGTTAAAGAAGTATCAGTACATGCAGTGAAAATAGTATTCCCTGTTTTGTCTAAGCCAGCGCCAGCCTCAACTTGCCCAGCACCCGAAAACTGTGCCCATGAAATAACTGTTGTTCCCATAGTAACTGTGTTATCACTTGTACATACAAACCCAGCATCACCATTGGTATCGCCTTCTTCTACAAAAGCGAAAGAAGCAGCAATTTCATCTGCTTCATTATTATCAGTAGCACGCGTTAAAATAAAAGGATTGGAAGCGTCACCAAGCTGTGTTATTAAATAAATACCATTTTGTAGTCCAGCACTCTGATTTTTAACCAATAATCGCTCGCCTTGCGCAAGATCAGCAATGGTATCTATCGTACCCAAAGCGCCACTTGCATCACCTGTTAATGTAGCACCTACACCACTAGCGCCATTATCATATGTACAAGCTGATAATGCAGCAGTAGTAGCAACCCGAACTGAACTCTTGACTGATAGCCCTTGCGCCACGCTATCAACATAAGCCTTAGTCGCAACATGCGTATTTTCTGTGATGAGAGCAAGATCCGCTGTTACTGTAATTAAACCAGAAAATAAAGCACTTGAACCAGTAATTTGATCTGCACGAAAACCCATTTTAAGTATCCTCCGTTAAAAACATATTATAGCTAAATCAATCATGTATAGCTATCCAATGTATACTTATTCTTTTGTCAACATCAGGTGCCATTGAAACACCAATCTCAAACCCACTTTTTTCTGTAGATGTTACATAACAAGCTACGTTCACAAATTCCTCAGAATCAACAATCATGGCAGGAGTTAAAGAAATTGAATAATTTGTATCTTCCCATTCATTCGGAAATGTAACACCTACTGTTGAATTAGGCCCAATTAAAACTTCTCTGCCATGATATATCCTATGTCCGCTTTGAAACGGATAAGCAAACTTGCTCGGAAAACCCATTTAATACTCCAACACATTTGTAATATTATTGGGTCTAACGTTAATTAGTAGTTCTAATAACATTTTGACCAAAATTTAACAATAACAACACCTTATATAACTTTATTAATCTATAATATATCTATACCTAAAATAGTTAGATGTTAAATTGTTTGCTTGTTCGTTGAAACTGCCAGCCAAGCAAAATGCTGCATCAACAACTCTATTCAAAGAAAGGGTATAAACAACATCATGTTTTCCATGAAAAAGGTCTTCAATGATTGGAAGAAGGAAATAAGCCATTTCATAAAAAACCCTTTAAAGAATGAACAAGTTGCTGCCATCGGAATACACAGACACACTTGAACTATCAACATTAATTAAAAAACTTGCTTGATTATCAATTAATTCTGCGCCTTCTGTTAAGATCGTAATGTTGTTGGCTGTAGAATTAAAGCCTGCATCTTTAATGTGAAATTCGCGACCCTCTATTGCAATAATGGAGCTTGGTATTGTTATTTGACAAGTACCAGTTGATGTTCTAATTACACTCAATATATAATCAGCTGTAGCCATATCATAAGTTGCATCATTCACTGTTGTAACTTTTTTTATTAGTCCCGCATTAAATGATACTGCTCCAGAGAAATAAGCAGAGCCAGTGAATTGGTGTGTGTGAGAATCTAATTCACCATGTATGGAATTGCCTCTTGATTCTAAAAGGGAACCAGAATGAAAAAAGGAGCCAGTGCTTAAAAATGAACCAGTAAGGGCAAGAGTATTTGAGTAATAATCAAAATTTAAAGTATTGCTACCACTTATGAAACTTCCAGAATCAAACAATAGGTTTTGATTGGAAGACAAATCAGATGTAAATAAGCTAGCCGAATGATATTTTATGTTATTGCCAGTAATTGTGCTATCGTCAATTAAATGTAATGTTCCTACAACTACGTTCGAATCATTGAATACGATATTACCACTTATTATTGAATCACCTATTACGTTTGGTTCATTAGCAGGTGCTGTATTATTAATAAAAAGAGCATTGCCACTTGAATTATAATTGTATATTTTTGTTGTATCTAGTGTAATTTCGCCAGTATTATTAAAAATAGTGTGATTCGAGCTATTATTGGCAATAATATAACCTGAGATATATGCTGCTCCACCATTTCTATGTCTTATTGCGTGGTTATTTGATGTTTGAAATATGCCTTCAGAAAATGTTAAAATGTCACCAGCCTCTGCAAATATATCTACTGCTATAGCATCTGGTGTAGGACCATTGGCAGGCAGCGCCACAACACCACGACCAGCAAAACCACCACTTAATATTAAAGTACCATAGGTAGTAACATCCTTCATCCATGTATGCGTTGTATCCACATTAATGTTACCCAAGACAAACATATTAAAAACTGAAAGTGTTTGATCATCCCCAATTATATCCAAAGAGCCCAAAATGCCAGTCATACCAGGAGATACCCCAACTAAACTAGCACTAGTTAATGTAACATTTTCTGCATAATAGCCAGGAGCAACATGTATTACTCCACTTGTTCCCAAACTTAAACCAGCAATCGAAGACGAAATATCATCTGCTGCATCTTGAATAGTTTTAAATGGCCAATCTATTGTACCATTAGGTACATAATCATCGCTGCGATTACGATCAACAAATTTTACAAATGTAGTATTGTTTTCGGGACCAACGGCAAGTGGTGTCCAAACACTACCAGAAGGAGTTGAGCTATTTATATACCAATTGTTAGTGTTAGCATCATTTATTAAATCACCCAAACGACCTACAGCAAGACTTTGAGGATTACCATTATAGCTATGAGCAAAAGTAAATGGCTTCCAATCAACATTATCAGATGGACCAAAATTAAAATATGGTCGCCCATATCCTAATGCACTATATTCCAATGGTGTTTCAGTTAAGTCAGTACCTTGAATGCAATAAATTGAACCAGCTTCATAATCTTCACCATTGCCTGGAATTTCACTTAAAACAACAGATGAACCAATAGATGGCATTGATGAATGCAATTTACCAAAACGAATTTTTGCAATATCAGTATTAACTCTAGTTTCCGATCCTGTTAATTCATATCTTCCATTAGTAGAAAAAATTCCTCTTCTTATTGTAGATGCAGCCTGTATCCTCAAAGCCGGATCACCATCATTTGCTACTCTAATATAAGAAGCATTATCAAGGGCCAACCAACCTGTTGGAACATCGACAACAAAAACACTACTATTGTTGGATTCTAGAATCGTATCAGAACACTCAGTGAGAACATTAGAATTAACTATTAAAGCAGAATCAGCTTCAGATTCTAGAACACATTTTTCAAAAACTACTTCTGCGTCATCTTGAATAACAACGGTTTTCCCATCTGATTTAATATTAGTATAAGATATTTCAACTAATGCATCTTTTTGAATCAAAATACCATCACCAGTACCAACCATTTGGCTGTTATCAATATTAGTAGTTCCACCTTGTATATGAGCAATCCGCCCAGAAAAAGCATCTGTTGACTTAAAATTAATAATTTTAACTATTGTAGCGCTTCCAGATTGTCTTAATAGTTCTCCACCTAATGGAAATTCTATGCTTGTGTTTGAATCTAAATTAATAAAAGCATCGGTGTTACTAGCCGTTACAGACAATAAGACAGTACTAACTACTTCAGAAAAAAATTGTAAATTACTTCCTATTAAAACACTATTATCATTAGCTTGCACTCCCACATTACTATAATTAATAGACATTCCCCGAGCTACCATTGCACTAAAATAATCAGGGTTTTCTTTCAAATAGATAGCGTTTGAATTAGATGTGCCGTATATTGAAGTGTCATCAAAAGCTGAAACTACCCCTCCACTAATAATCAAACCATCAGCTTCACTATTAGGTTGTTGTGCTGCAACGACGCCAGCCAAAGAAACATAAACTAATCGGCCAGCACCATTTGACAATACTTTAATTCCAGCTTCACCCGATCCCGAACCAGCACACAATACATTTTTAATAAAAATATTGCCATAGCCAAAAGAAGGCCCACCATCAGGGTCTTCAATGATTGTTAAAGCTGTTCCATTTGCTGGTAAAATAGTTACACCATTTCTTCCATAAAGGTGTCTATTGTCACGCATATAAACATTTTCTTCATAAACACCAGGGTGAACAACAATAACATCACTTACTGAACTAGCAGAAATAGCAGCATCAATTGTTAAATAACCATTTAAAGTTGGGTTGGAATCATCACCGTTTTTAGAAACATGAACTTCATTGCCATAATTGACATAAGGTAAATTCGTTAAGTTCCCACCATTACCATAAAAGGCACTTGCTGAAATATTTAGACTTGCAGACAGATTGCCAAGTATTTCCAAAGAGCCAGTAAATTGATGCAAATGAGAAGCTATTTCACCATAAATTGAATTGCCTCTTGATTCAAACAATGAACCAGAATGAAAAGTTGAGCCAGTATGTTCAATTAAACCAATAAATTGGTGCCCATGCGATAATAACTCACCATGACTTGAATCACCCTTTACTTCAAACGATGAACCAGAATGAAGGGTTGAGCCAGTATGTTCAATTGAACCAATAAATTGGTGCC